TTATTTCAGTTCTTTCAAATAGGTTAAGGAATAATTCGGAAGAAGATGCGGATGAAAAATCCTGATATAATCCTTCAGCACCAGATCTGCCCGCACTACGCCACTTTCAAAATAATCGTTTGATTTTCCCTGCTCCCGGGCTGTTACCGCATAAATTTTCCCATCTTGAAAGACCTTCATTTTGGCATAATTCGGATTGATGGACAATAGCGAATTTTTGTTGCGGTGATTTCCTGCGTTCATCCAAAAGCGGGCATTTTCAGCTTTTACAAACACCTCTTCAAAACTCATGGGAATGGCTTTTTCTTCCAGATTTCCTTTCAGAATATATGCTGCTCCTGCATCTTCAAGCAACTTTGCGAATGCAGTTTTTCCACCGGGCATAAACCATTGTCCGCCGTACATTTCATTGGAAATTACCACAGGTTTTGTTTCATTTTTCACAAGGCTTTTCAGCGAATCATAAGATTTTTTTATTTCCTGAAATTTAGATTCCGACTTTTCCTCTTTTCCGAAAAGCCTGCCGAAAACCAGAAGATATTTCGATTTTCCCAAAGGATCGTTCTCCAGATATTCATCGAGGAAGATGATTTCTATTCCGTTTTTTTTCAGGAGTTCATAAGTATTTCCGAACGTCGAAATATAATTGGTGAACACAGCATCCGGCTTCAGTGCCAATATTTTTTCCACATCGTATTTCTGTTCATTTCCCACATCGGCGATATTTCCGTTTTTAATTCCATTTTTAATTTTTTCAGAATAAATATACTCCGGACTCGAAACGCCAATAATGTTGTCTTCCAAACCCAATTCTGTGAAATATCCTATCAAACTCGCATTCAGGAGTACCACTTTTTTATAAGGAAGTTTTGAATGGGGAATCTCATAATTAAATTTTCCTGATTTTAGTTTTAAGATTTCTCCATCTTCCTGGTACTGAACTCTTCCTGAGATCGTTTGCCCGGCGATGGTAAGCTGCTGTGATTCTTTTTTACATGAAATTAAAAATAAAATGGCAAGAAGCGTGAAGAAAGTAGTTTTCATGTTTCAAAGAAACCAAAAAAGTGTTATATTTGCAAACCGTAAAATGAATGGACGCGTAGCTCAATTGGATAGAGCGTCAGATTACGGCTCTGAAGGTTGAGGGTTCGACTCCTTCCGCGTTCACCAAGGGGAAACCCCTCCCACAATGGGTTTCCCCGTTTTTTCTACTCTTTGGTAGCGTATAATTTATAACAAATTTGTAACAATTATCACGCTATGAAATTACTCAATTTCGGATGCAAAAGATCCGATTTCTCTACTGGAAATGTAAGAGGAAATATTTTTGTGCAATGCCGCTTCTATGAAGAAGGCAGAGAAAAACCATACACTTATCGCAGATACGCTGGTGCTTTCACACTCGAAAGTGACCGGAAAATAATGATGAAAATCCTTCAAAAGGAAATGCAAACGCTTCTGGATGAAAAGGATTACAACCCTCGAACAAAACAATTTATGTTTTCGGAAGGTGAACTGAATCCGTATCTTTCTATCAAAGATGCTTTGCGAAAAACATTGGAAAGAAAAGAGGTAACACCAGAACACCGGAAAAATGTGGAAACTCATCTGAAACGATTTTTTGAGATACTCCCTAAATTGGGTCTGGATTACTTGAAAATAAAAGATGTTGAATTGCTGCACGTCAAAAAAGCCCTTGAACATCTGAACCTCACCAACTATGGATTTAATAAAGCAAAAATACACCTGTCATCTCTCTTCACGGATCTTGTAGATGAAGGATGCCTGAAGGTGAATCCATGTACCGGAATAAAATCAAAAAAACATATTAAAAAGGAAAAGGAATTATTTTCTGATGATGAACTGGCCATTATCGCAGAACATATAAAATCTGAAGTACCACATTTTGAAAATTTCTTTTATTGCTTTTTCTATTCCGGTTGTAGAGTTCCCGAAATATTGGGTTTACAAAGAAAAGATATTGATATGGATCGTTTGGAATTTAACATCACTTTGAAAAAAGGCGGTTATTACATCCGTGAAAAAAGAGCGATTATAAAAAACGCAATTCCTTATTGGGAATCACAGCTGGAAACAGCTCTTTTTGATGATGATTATATTTTCTCCTATTTCTACCAACCTGAAAGAAAAGAGATGCACCGGGATTTGGTTTATAAATTCTGGACAAAACATATTATGAAACCCACCGGAATCAACAAGACAATTTACACCCTGAAGCACACCTTTCTCGACAAAGTTGAAGAGGCTAATTATAGCGCGCAAATTGCAGCCGGTCATCGCCGGGATACTACTACCGCAATTTACACCATTGGACGGGAAAAACGTAGGTTACAAGCTCAAAAAATGATAGAGCTTGAAACGATATAAAAGAAGACCGCCCCGAAATAGGGCGGCTCTTTATTGATCTAAATATTCCCGAAAATCCCGGTTAAGTTCATAGGTTAGAAAGTAGTAATAAAACATGCTTTTCACCTGGTTTGTCAGATTGATTTTAAACTGGTTGTTTTCGTCTGAAAACAAACGGCTGATATAACTTTTGTCTAATGCCAGTTGCTTCACCAGATCGTTTCTTTTAATACCAAATTCATTCATTTTCTCATTAATCCACTCTACTGTGATTTGAGAAACGTCAAGCGAAAAAACATTAGGCTGTATTTTCGCATCCGGAAAAATTTCCTTTGCCCTTTCGTGCAGTTCCTTTTGATTTAGAATATATCCGTTCACCAGTCTTTTTTGGTAAACTTTTACGATGTCATTATCAAATTCAAATTCAATCCCTACTTTTTTGTAGTTCTGAATTGATCTTTGCTGATCTTCAGTTATGGTATTTATTTGTAACATAATTTCTTTTTTTAGATAAAAACAAAGGGGCGGGGTTTGCACCCCTTTGTTAGATTTTGATTTCTTTTAAGTTGGTCAGATCAAAGATTGCAATTTGTTTTTGTTGTTTGGCAAATTCAATTGCTTTGTCGAGTTCTGAGTTTCTGAAAATTCTTACTGAATCAAAGTAGTACTTTTCGTTTTCATCATTTAACCAGCCTCCTATTATTTTCTGATGTTTCAAAGAGTGGTTAATAACATGCTCTAAACTTTCCTTATTGTGGGAATCCTGAGTTTCCAGATATGCGACCGATATTCCGAATTTTACAGGTCTGAAAGTTTCTAAATTAAGGGTAAATCCTTCGGGATTGTTTTGTGAGTATTCCCAAACTCTGTCAGTTAATTGTTTCATTTTAGTAACTTGTTTTGTTGTCGTTAAATTTTATGAACCCCTTTGCTTTTGTTACTACAAATGTACAATAATAGTTTTAATTACACAAACTATTAAAAGCAAAAGAAAGAGTTTTATTTTCTTTCTATATGTATTGCATAGTGTACGGACGGAAAAAAGAAAATCCCACTCTTCAGCGGGATTTTGAATAAATTACAAGCTTCTTTTGTAAATGTCATTTGCACGATTCAGCCAACCTTTTAGAAATTTCGCCTGAGTTCCTTTTGCGATTGAATGGTAAAAATCAACCCTCATTTTATGCAGCGAATCAACCGTTAACTTACTTATTGCCTTTTCCGTTTGCGGCCCGAAAATCCCATCTGCTGTAACTCCGATTGCTTTCTGAATGAACATTTTCGCACGACCAACACCCATATTGTAAGCAATATCGAAAGCGTAAAGTTTTGTATTACACGGCAGAATAGCAGGTTTTAAAGGTAAATAATACTCTACAAAAGCGAATGCAGCAGCTTCTTCTTTAGTTGTATTTTTATGATCCTCTAAGCTGTCAAAGTGCTGTTTATTTTTATTGTAAGCGATTCCCCAGATTGTAGGGCCGCCGGAATCCCCAGCAACATTGTGATATTTACCGCCGCCCTCCCAGAGCATGGCCACTGGAAAAATATTCTTCAGGAAGTATTCAAATTCTGTTTTGTGCTGATTTGCTATTTGATTGAATTTATTTGTCATCGTGAATTATTTAAAAAAATTAAACTTTGGTTTTACCATGCTCCACAGCAGCTGTGCCAGAACCGCAAGAAATACACCCGTTAAAATCCATATCCAAACCGGATAGGCTTTCCGTTCTGTCTGTTTGTTTTTCAGGACGGATTTGTAGCTCGTATGAGTTTGATAGCTGGTATGAGTTTGGTAGGTTGTGCGAATATTGTGGGTTTCTTTTGTGGCTTTTTCTTCCTGCTTATCGGATGTTGTAAAATTCATTTTACCGGATGTTTCGCCGGAAATTTCTTGACCGCCAAAATTGAGATTGAAAGATGCATTTCCATTTATCGGTTCTATAGAAAATCCGAAAGCGGTTTCGGAAAGCTTGTAGGAAGTTTCCGCCGTGCGCTGATCGGTTATTTCTGATTTTGTTGTTTCAGAAATTTGAGTGTTTTCTTTTTGCTCTGTTTTTTCCTTTTGCAGATTCACACTTCTGGAACCACATGAAATAAGGAAGAAACTAAATAGGACTAATATCGTTTTCATCATTGGTAATGTTTTCTATTTTTTTTATTTTTACTTTTAACATTTTGGTAAGGGAAACGGCCACTGCTATTTCCATTTTGGCCATATTTTCAGCGATGCTAAGAAGCACGTATATTCCCAAAAGAAGCACAAAAGAATAATGGATTGTAGCAGTGATATATATGAATGGGTCTTTTAAAATTTCTGGCTTTATATTGCTGCCTTCAATTCCAAGTTTGAATATGTTTGTAAGGAATATTACTACAAATAAAACTGAAGCTTTAAAAATTCCCCTAATGAATCTCGTAGTATCAAATTTTTGATTTAAGTAATAAAGATTGGCAATGATGCCAAATGCTAAATCGACAATTACACCTAATACCATAAAAACCCACATCATGATGCTTAGTCCTGAGTAAAGTTCAAAGAAGCCGACCACGCTTCCAATGCTGATAGATATTGTGGCTACAGATGCAAACAAGGGGTAATATGTGCCCCAGAAATCATGCGTATCTTGGAAGCCTGCAAGTTTTAATATATATGTTATTGTCTTCATTTAGTTTTTATTTTCTTAAAGCACAATCTCCATTGTTCTGCCTATTAATGTACTTACCCAAGAATCGCCTCTACATACCAATTCAACACCTTCATCATTGTTGGTGATTAGCGTTCCCCAAGGTCTGCCATCAACTTCCAGCATCGGGTAGAAATTATAAATAGGTGTACTTTGTTCTAATTTAATCACGATTTTCATACCCATTATATCTGATGAAGCCGCCGGAATATTAATGGTTGCTGCATCATTCCAGACAATAACTTGATATTCTCTAAATTCCACATTGGCTGCTATGTCTATGTATTCAAAATCCTGTACTGTTTGAAGGACTTTAGTAAATATCAAATCTTTTTTATGAATGCCTTCACCATTAGATACCAGCACTACATCTGGACTATCATATTGATTATGTACAAAACCACCTTCAGTGAATGCTTTTCCTCCTGCAACTACATTATTAACAACATTAACATCATTACCAGCATTAACATCATTAACAGCATTAACACCATTACCAGCGTTTACATCTCCTCCGGCATCCATGTTGCCGCCAGTCCAAGAGTGGCCAGCTACAGCAGACATATACGCAGGTAATTGTGTTGCATAATAGCCTACACGAAATTGAGAGTTATAAGCAGGAATTTGCAGGAACGGGAAACCTGTTTGGTTGGATGCACTCATACCGCCCCCAATATCAAACAGGAAATGATTGTTATCTGCTGTAAATCGGAAAATATGATTTCCGCTGTCACTTCTTAAATAGAAATCATTCCGACCGTTTGCCTGGTTGGTTTTAAATTCGTGTGTAGGTAGAGGTAATGAAAGGTTATGCCTTATGCTAAGATTTCCGGTTAATTGTCCGCCTGCAAGTAGAAGGTAATTTGCCAATTGTGATGAAAGGGCGTACCCGGCAGAAGCATGATTTCCCCAGCCGTGTGCTTCCTTACCTGATGCAATGTCAAGTAAAATAGTGGGGTCTATACTAAATGTTGTAGAAGATAATGCTAATCCATTACCATTAGAATAGGTAGTATCAACTGCATTAATAGTTACTACACCGCCCGCACTGTAGGATATGTTTACATTGCTTCCGTTTACTAAGTCTAAAATACCGCCAGATTGTACCGTAGTACGCTGAATTCCGTTTGTTTTTAAATTCCAAGATTGATAATTGTCGTAGACACCATTGTGATTGTGTGATGCTAATGCATAGGAATTTGAATCTACGGTCCCATCTGCTTTCAGAAACTGAGATGCAGCACCTCCTTCTTTAATAAAACCTCCACTTGTTAAAACATTACCTTTTGAATAAATACCATTAGTTGGGATTTTGGCAGCATCTGCGTAAGCATTAGAAGCTAAAACTCCTCCTGTATAAATTAATTGGGCTGCACCTGCATTCAAAAATGCAAAAGGTAATGAAGCGTTGAATCCCTTAGAAGTACTGCCTTGACCTATAATAATACCATTAAAATTAGGTGTGTGGGTTGTACCTAAATTCTGATTTATTACATCTAAAAACGCTTTGTTTGCGTGACTTGTATTAATCTCCACGCTACATGAAACCAATCCACTATAAGAACTAAAATCGGTAACTCCTCCGATTATTTCATACCCACTATCCAACGTCGCATTTGAAGATGAACTCGCGTATCTGTATGTTACTTTTTCTATCACAACTGAAAGGTAAGAACCCATATTGGTGGTTCCATCACCTAAAATAATTACAGGACTTCCATCGGTGTGTTTACCTAATTTAATTATATTAATAAAAGGCAGCAATGAAGATGACCCTACAACAGTTGCCGTATTATTAATAGAAGTATTAAAATTACCTGATGCAAAATATCCCGTAACTCGTATTTTTGCTTGTGAATTATTAGATGTAGACGTCTGATAACTCAACTCAACATCTACTAATGCGGTGTTAGGATTTGGCAATTTAACAACAATTGCCCCGATCAAAGGAGTTGAATTATAATAATAAGATTTCGGGTGCTGAATAATTCTTACACCATCACCAATTTTTATTAAAGGGCTGTTCATCCTCTTTGCACCATGCATATTTTCATCACCTGTTTGATGAACAACATTTGAATCAAGTGCGTAATTAATCGGATCGGAAAGACCTTCAACTTGGTTATATCTTATTTTTTTTGCCATTTTTTAGATGTAGAAAATTTCGATTTCGTCGGTTGCGATAACCGGCGTTGCTAAGGATGCTTGAGTGAGTTCTATTTTTGCGGCTACTATTGCGTACGCTGACAAGGGTTGTTTTACGCCGTTTAGAAACACCATTACACGGGTTTTATCCGTAATGGTAGTGGATGGAGTTATGGTCACTTTTCCGCTCACAATCATCCCTGCTGTTACGGCTGTTACTTCATGCTTTACTACGATTTGCAACGCCTTCACAAAATCAGAAATATCTTTTGCGGCCCATACTTGTCCCGTGGTGTCGGTTCCGGCATTCAGCTGCGCCAACGTTCCTTTGGTGTACGTTGTGTCAATGTCCGCAAAAGTGCCTGAAATTACGGTATCATCCCGCAAAGTGATGGCTACGGTTTTTGTAGCACCACCGGTGATGGCAATACTCTTAACCCCTTTTGGGTCGGTTTCTGCTGTCAGGAAAATGGAAGTATCCAGGAATCCGGCTAAAGGATCCCAACCTGTTCCGTTCCAGGCAACGTTGGTTCCGGCAGGATAGTTTTCACCACCTAAAGTGAACGCATTGGTAATGTTGTAGACGTCCCCAACTTTCTGCCCTGTTGTAGGAAGCCCGGCAAACGCTACAGAAGCTTTCCATGTGTACACGGCACTCAAACGTGAGTTGATATAGTCCGCTAAAACCTTTGCGGAAATAACACTGTCTGTGGTGGAAGTACCTGCATTCAAAAGAGCTTCTGTGAGAGCCGGATACGTGGTGTTCAAATCCGTAAAGGTGCTGCTGACGGTGGTACCATCCGTGAAGGTAATCGTGAGCGTTTTCGTAGTAGTTCCAGAGAAAGCAATAGAGGCTACTTTCTTGTTGTTTAATGCTGCCAGATCTTCTACTAACTGCTCGACCTGCAACTGTCTAATTTTCTTTGCCATTTTGTTTTTATGTATTAATTTATTTTTTATGATACTTTACCACAATGAAATCGCCGGGTGTCATGTCCATATTTAACGCTGCCAAATCCACTTCTACAGAGTTATTTGCAGCGATAATATTGCGCATAGAGCGTGGAATGAAAACCCCATTATAGTAAATGCTGAGTTCCTTTGCAGGATCAATGATCTGACCCAAAACCAGCGTTACCGTGCTGCCGGAAATCATAGATTGCGTTACGCTTATTTCCTCTTCCACGTGGTTCAGATAGGTGAACGTTTGCGCAAGATCATTAAGATCGACGGATTGCTCCTGAAGGTTTCCGTTTTCGCCGGTGTAGTAGATTTTCAAAACTCCGTTTTCCAAAACAGGCTGCCCGATCGTGGTTTGCGTTTCGGTAAAAGTTCGTCCCTCCAGTTCCACAATCTTTTCCGCAAATTTTATGTTCAGCCGCTTCTGAGTAGTCGGGCTGCTAAAGTCCGGGTAAGAGTTCGTAAGATTCACATTCGTATCGTCTACCGTTCCTAATCCCGCTTCCTGAATAGCTTGAATAGCCGCCTTGTTGGCTTTTATGTAGTTGACGATTTCCTGCATTTCGTCCAAATCAACATCGTTGGATTGCAGAATTTCATCAATAGTTTCTAATCTTTCATAGAGATCGTTCTCAATTTCCGTCCAACCCTGAATAAATTCATCAAAAGCCCGTCTGACATGCAATGGTTGTATTTCCTTTGCATTGTTGTCTTTTATCAGCAGCTGTATATTGTTTTTTATCTGCTGAATAATTTCATCATATTGAGTAGGTAGTGCCATGATTTTAAATTTTTATGAAGGCGGATATAGCTATATTTCGGGGTCGGGTTTCGTTTGCCTGGTAATTGTTAGTTTGGGTTTGTCTTTCCATTTGATGTCCACTGTTATCATTGTCAGATTTATTGCTACCAAAGTTATTCGGCACCGGAACTGATCCCCATTTTTCACTATAATAAATATCCATGTATGGATGGGTGTGGTGCATTACGGATTGATCCTGAAAACTACCACTCTGTTCACCATTCGGAACCCTGTCAGGATCCATGCCTCTGCCTCTGTCTAAAGCACGTATGAAAAGACCCCGCAAATCAGGAACCCGAAAAGTTGTTGTCCCGTTTCCGGTGGAGAAAAGACCACGGTTTTTAATCATATTGGTTGGTGGTGCCATAATCCATAAAGCATCTGAAACTGGCGAACAATAATTGTTGACGTACTGCCACAGTCGTGGATATTCCGCACGGTTTAACAATGTGCCATCTGCTGGAACAGAGAGATAAGGCGGGGTGTATTTGTAAATCACTTCACCCACCGTATCATTGTTTACATTTCCATCTATGATGTAGAGATTGTCACCTGAATAAAGAAGGGTAACCATTTCGCCAGAATAGAGGTGGAAATTATTGCTGAACTCGTTTTTTTGAGTTCCTAAAATTGGCACCGGTGCAGCAATTTTCAACACTTTTGCCAAGCCGTTATCTGTAATGGTACTAAATGACAATACCGAATTATCAGGAATGTTTGTTAAATTCAAGGTGCACACTTTTGCGGCTTGTGTGATGTTGAATAACACATGCGTATTTAGTAGTTCGGCTTCCCCTAACGTAAAATTGCCCGTCACGTTTTTAATGACCGGCTGCCTGTTGATCTGCAGGTTGTTTTTTAGCCAAACTGTACGATTGGCCAGTTGTTGTGCCTGTATGTTGGAAATACCTCCAGCTTGAGGATCTCCACCCCGTACAACATCAGTCTCTTCAATCTGATATATGCCGTTTTCCCATAAGGAAGTCTCAGTTACGTTTGCCATTTTAATTGATTGTTATGGTCCAGATTCCTGTGATAATTACTGCATTGGTTTTTGCAATTGCGCTTCTTGTTTTTCTGCTGAACATTACATTGTCGGTGTTGAACAATGCCAATTCTGTGATGTTCATCCCATTCGCTTCATTTGCAGCCAAAGAGAAATTGAACTGCACTTTATTTAAAGCCGGATACACTACGGAATCAATATTTTTCATGTACGGATTCAATAGTGTAGAATCGGCAATATCTACCTGGTTACTGCTTTCGCCAAAACCCACCTTAGTAATGGGTTTGCCTGTACTGGCACCGCCTAAAAGTCTGGCCACATTTTGAATACCACCGTTCACGACTTTATTTTTTTCTTCAAATTCCTGAAGGATGTTTCCGGTTTTGGCATCAATAACTTTCAGTTGTACGCCGCCGCTTGCTTTTATATTGTCCATTTTTTATATAATTGTAAGTTCCAAAATATCTGTATCGCTACTGTAATTCTTACTGCCATCGTGCTGATGCGCTCCGTTGTAGGTGAAATCTCCACCCATGAAAAGACTGTCTCCATAATCATCTCCCGGAGCTTCATAGCTATCATCGGTAATGGTTAATTCACTTTCAAATTCAATCTTAAATTCAAATCCCATCAAATGAGATCGTGCGTTTTTATAAGCTTTTACCATCTCTAAAGCTGAATTGATAGCGTCAGCGTTTATCGGGGTGTTTCCAATGTTCAATTGCACTGTGAAACCCGCCCAATGGCTCACATGTTCTGTGATGGTAGCATCGGGAAAACCCACCGTTTTCAAAGCTTCTTTAATACTCCAAACTGTTCCTTTAAACCGGTGTAGTTCTATGGCTTGTTTTATCAGTGCCCGTTTTTTATCATCGGTATGAGCTAATTTCCAACCGTTATATCCTAAAACGTCAAACTGTTTTGCCAGAAAATACAAAGCCGACTCATCCACAGTATCTATCATGTACACCAGAAGCGCATTCATGCCTATTTCCTCAAGTCTTTGCTTCATCAGAAGATCAAAAGCAATAATATGAGGCTGCTGGATAGATTGTGGCAGAAGGTTATTCATCACTGTATCCTGTTACATTTACGGTTATGTTTTCGCACTTTGCCACTTCATCAGGATTTATCACCACGGTAAGAGCAGGCTCCAAAACGGTAACATTGTACACGTTGGAAACTTTCATACATTCTGAAATGATTCTTTCCCTTACCACATCCAATCCCAAATTATTCCGGCGGCTGTTTGCGTAATTCTGCAATCCGGCTTTCACCTGATCAATCGCTTCACTTTCCACGGTTCCAGTTATCAAAGTGAGATTTACAGTGATATTATAAGTCTTTTGTCCTGGCTCCTGAACAATTACAGTATCTGTGAGCGGACGTACTTTTTCGCTATTACAAGCGTTGTAAACTTCATCCAAAATAGATTGATTAGGCATTTCACCGTTTTTCATCAAGGGATAAATATTTACTTGACCAGGAATGGGTGAAGTGATACCCACAGCAGCTATGCCCGGATTTGCAGAACGGGCAAAATACTCATACGCTCCCCTGCTTCCTGCATTGCTAAATGATTGTGGTGCGATCATTATCCTGTTTCTCAATCCTGAATCTGTTTCCTGATCAGACCCGCCAGTAGTGGTTTCAATATTTTCAACCGAAAAAAGATAAGGCTGAGGATCGAGAATGATTGAAATTTTTCCAGGTTCATAACCGTTTCCTTTTTCGCCTTCTGAAATACAGGTAAAGTTTGCAATAACCTCATTCGTGCTGGCATCCACACTTACTTCATCATCCAGTAAAAAAACAGCTTCACCATCAATAGATTGTATTCTCAGATCTTTAGGAATGATAATATTTCCGTGTCCTGCAATTAGAGTTAACTTCACAGGGCAAACCGCTTTAGAAGCCGGCAATCTTCGCACTCCAACCAATTGGCCTAAATAATCAAGAAACGGCGCACGGCTGAACTCCACAAGATTCTGCATTGCAGCATCCTGAATTTTCACCCGGAGCATATACTCTCTGTAAGCAAATGCGTTAATGAGCAACTGCTCTACTTGTCCGGGATAAAGTGTTTTCCCGGTAAGTTGTTCATAATCATCCTTGATTTGAGCAATGATGATTTCAGGATTAATATCTATAAATACTGGCTTGTCCATTCTTAATTTTTATATTTCAAAACCATCACTAAAGGCATCGCTGAAGGCTGCATTATTCGATCTTATGCTGATTTCCACACTGTACTCATCCAGAGATTCGTCATTTACCAGAATTAAAGAACTTCCTTCAATTCCCCAGTTTCCATAATCTGAATAATGCCGTTTTGCATAGTCCAAAACTTCACTTTGTTCGTACAGATTTGCATCATCCCATGGCCGGATTCTTTTTCCGTTTTTCTTGAAAACCAAAATGTATCCTGATTCCGTTGCTTGACCTATAGGAAAATCAGCTGAAATATGATGCAGTTCTGTTATTTTCAAGCTTCCGGTTTGAGCAATATTTTGATTAATGTAGCCTACAATGCTGTTATTGTTTCTTACCCAATGCCACACTCCGAAAGCAGACCATTGGCTCACCATCCACATAAACATTGATTTGATGTTATAAAAACCAATATGCTGAAGTGAAGGTGTTATGATTTGCCCATTAAGAGTAAGCTGCACATTGTGTCTTGCAAATTCATTAGTGTATTGTGCAGAAACCATCAATGGCCGCGGTATTGATGGATCAATAGCACCTGTGTCGGTGCCTGTTTTCACATCATACACCAGAGTACCAGCTTCGCCGGTATCTGATTCATAGCCTATATGAAATCTTACTTTACTCATGATCCATCAGTATTTCGGCTTTTAATGAGGTGATTTTCACACGAGGTTCAAACATTTCGATAGCATCCAATATTTCTTTTTTCATATTGGGTACGGCGGTATTCACAGGCTTATCAATCCACCTCCAAATGTCTGAACCAAAATGAGGGCGCAAAGGATCTTCACCCTTTCTGGTACGCAGAATGACGGATATACTCTGCTGTATATCGTCACTTCCTACAACAACGCTCTGAGGTTTAGTAATGTCTATTTGCCAGTTCTTGGATTGGATTTCGCTTACCTGCATGATAGGGCAAACTAAATGAAATTAACCCTAATTCTGTTTGCGTTCTGCTTGCGTTACGGGATTGGTGTACCGGTAGGATTACCGGAAGATGCGCTGATGTGTTTGTGAGATTTAACACTTAAACCAGATAGGATAACATCATGGCTGCTTTCGATATTAGAATTTACGACCATTGGGCCGCCGTCTGTTCCGGTGAAACCACTTGCAGTCATAGAACCGGAAACAGCTAAATTTCCCATTGCCGAAATCAGCGGAGCTTGAATTTTAACTTCAACTGGTGAGATTAAATTAACAGCGGTAGCAGCTTGTATATTTATTGTTTTGGCTTCAACATTTATTTCATCATCAGATTTAACAGAAAGGTTTCCGTTTTCCTTATCCACGGAAATTTTCAATTTGCTACCTCCGATAAGAATGTCGATTTTATGCTCCGAAAAAATGGCAGGCGGACTGTTTTTCTTTGAGTAAACAGAGCCGCCTACCACACCAAACTCCCCATTGGGATCCATTATACACCATACGTTTTCGTTAATAGAAAACGGAAAGTGGTATTTATCATCTTTAGTGGCCGGGACTGATACAGGTAGAGGGTTTGACACAATGCCATCATCGGTAAAATGTACACGCACCGTGCCTTCTTTCACGTTTAATTCTGTTATGAATCCAAATTTCAGCATTATTCAAAATCGCCTTTAAAAGTGAGGTTAATACTTTCTTTTTTCTTCTTTTTCTTTTTGGTATTTTTCGTGGTTTCTTTTTCCACGTCTTCCCGATAACCAACTTTATATACTTCTGCATCTACCAGCCAGCCTTCACTATTGCCAATGGTATGCGATGCAGTTTTGATAATATAATCGCCGGACAACCTTCCCATTCTGCTCAAACTGATCACATTTCCACTGACTAAAAGTGATGATCCTGGTAAAGTGATATTTCCGGTCTGCTGTAATTTGTTTGCATCCCGCAAAGCTGCTTTGGTCATTTCCATGGCTTGAGCTTTGGTTTCGGCGGTGTAAGTAAGTTCCAGCGTATCATCAGAATTTTCCAGACCTCCATCGCTTTCCGTGTGCGTTATGGTTTCAGCAGTTTCAGCGTTGTAATAAGTAATAGAAGCGTGACGATAGGTGTCTGTATTTTTGTCCCGGAAAGCAAAATTCATTAAATCTTCTTTGTCAAAAATTTCCACAGGTGCTTTAGATTCCAAAACAGAAGATTTTATAAAGATTGCTTTTTTACCCCTTACATTAAAAGTGTAACCATATTGAGTGGCCAGTTTCTTCAATTGCCTAAGATTGTTCTTTTTTTGCTGAACCAATCTTCCAATCCGGATATCGCCCACTTTGCCTACAACTTCAAGACCTGCAGCACTGGCAATAGTTCTTACAATTTCTGATAGCGTTTTGTTTTCATGAACGTGGCTTTTCGCAGTGCGTTTTTGCCCTTGTTTGAATCCGGCTGCAATACACCGGATATTCACAGCATCAGGTGGGCCATGCAATTCTATTTCATCAATTTCAAACACACCACAATTAACGGTTTCGCCGCCTTCTATTCCGATGGTAGCTTCTATCGTTGCGCCTTTTTCAGGATACCAGGCAGATTGCCAAATACACTCAGCATCTTCCACTTCAATGTCTAAAGTATCCGCTTCGGAAAGATGATCCGTATAGGTGAAGGCCAAAAGGCTTTTACTGAGGTCTGCAGTAATGTTTTTACCGTTGTAAAGTACTTTTAGATATGTTTTATTCAGTTGTGCCATGTTATTGTTTCCAAGGCGGAAGCTGGTCTTTGTCAGGTTCTATATTATTTTCTTCCAATACGGGAATTTCCAGAATGATACCGCCCGGCAATCTGTCGGTAATTGGTATTTGCGGGTTTTCCTCTGTTATTCTTTGCACCTCGTTTACGGTACCATACATTTTGAATGACACGGTATCCCATCTTTCGCCTTCAGTGGTTTCGTACTGTATCGTTTCCATTATATTTTTCTTAAAATAATATCCTGAGTAAAAATTGTAGAATTAGTGTCAACCCCGCGGATGGCTGATTGTAAATTCAGGATGGAATTATTCACATTATTAAGATTGAAAGGAGGCTGCATCAAAGAGCCTATTTCTGTCAGTTTATCTTTAGCCTGTGCAATTGAAGAAATGATTCCGGTAGCGTTATTAATTTGCTGCTGAGCTTCACTGATATACTCTTTAGCTTTGTCCATTTGTTTTTGCGCTTCCTGTACGCTGTTTTTCACTTTGCCAAACATGGTTTCAGGATTAGAAGCTTCCTTGGTTTGTTGTGCCAGTTCGGATGCTTCCCACGCTTTTATTTGCGCTTCCATCAATGCAGCATGTGCTTCGGCTTCTGGTGTTTTTAGCTGTTTAGGCCTGCGGTCAATTTGGGATTTATCACCTACGGCTTTAGCGTTTTTTTTGTCGGTGTCTCGTTGTTGAGATGCTTTGTTGGTTACACATTCCAGGAGGGAAAGGCTTACATTTATTTCTATTGGCGTGCCATCATCAAAGGTTTGCAGAATGGTTTTGGAAACAGACTTGATTACAAAATCATTTATATATTCACCATTTCCCAAAAGTAACGGTAAAATTTCGCCGTTGGATTTCCACCGCTCCAGATCCTTTATTTCCTGTTTCAGGTCGCAAAAATCCACTCTCAGGTTGAAATGAAATGAAAGCTCAGCAAGCATTTCTCCCGTCAGTTGAAGGCGGGGCTTTGTGTTGATGAGATCGTACTGCGAAAGGTTTGCTTCATTGCCTGAATAGCTCCAGCTTTCCGGTGCAAATTGACCTTCAAATATTTTATTTCCTAACTGAAACAGCATTATCGTCCTATGTTTTTGCGGTTCTGGTTATATGTAAAATCATTCATTTGCTTTTCAAAGTCCCGTCTTAGCTGAGATGTCATTTTACTTTGTGTAGCTTCATCCATGCCACCACTAACATTAAACACCGGTGCAAACTGCATATTATTATTGGTGCGAGCAGCTACAGGAATAGGTTGCGGAATATTGGGGCCGCCTCCATACGGGTTTGTAGGGTTTGCTGGATTATTATCAGGATCATCAGAACCTCCAAACTTGAATACGTTCTTAAATCCTTTCCATAGAGAAACCGCCTTATCTTTAAGCCATGTCCATTTGTTTTTGATACCCTCCCAAATGGCTTTTACGATTGCCAGACCAATATCTTTAAACGTATTTGCCCATTTGGTAACATAAGTAATGAAATCTGAAAATTTTGTCTTTACATTTTCCCAAAGGTTGGAGAAGAATTCTGAGATTACACTCCAATGTTTTATAATCAGGCCATGAGGGGTGTAGTTCAAAAACATTTTCTTAATCCATTCCCAAGCTTTAGCGGTCGTTTTTTTGACCCAGTCCCAAAGTTTTTTGAAGAATACTTTGATTTTATCCCAATGCCTAATAATGAGAGCGACAACAATGATAATCCCGGCAATTGCCAGCATCCACGGATTAGCCATCAGCATTTTGAAAACCACACCCATTGCCTTTCCTATTGCAAGAAATCCACGACCTCCCATTTTCCCCATGAAAGAAAAGGCTTTACCCATCTTTTGAGCAGTGGTAGCAATACCCAGCATTTTCTTAGATTCTCTGGCCATGTACATGCCTACTCGCAAAGCTTTGGCATGTTTGTTTATCGTGATAATTCCCTTGGACAAACTACCAAAACCTTTGACAGCAAACTGAACGGGTTTTAATATTCCGCCAAAAGCCAATTGAGCGGCACCAGTTGCAATTTTAAGACCGGCAAAACCCACAACTAATTTTAAAATTGTAGAAACAAGCGGTTTGTTCTCTTTAGCCCATTGAATGGTTAGTTTTAGTAAAGGATCTGCTTTATCTAATAAACGACTGAGCGACGGCAATAAAGCATTTCCCAAAGTGATTCCCAAAGCGTTTGCGCTTGATTTAAATCTATTTATTGCTTCGGCTCTGGTATTCATTGCGTCAGCAGCTTCTTGATTAGCACTGCCTTTTATCGCTCCTTTGTCCGAAATTCCTGCGAGTTGGTTTTTCAAATTTCCAACTCCGTCGCCCTTCATTCCCATTGCTAACTTACCAAGGTTGGAAGAGTATTCACCGAAATCATTTTCCATGAACCATGCTGTTGCACCGCCTTTATGTTTATTGGCAGCTTCCATGATTGCCAAAAAGCCTTTGGTTCCTCCACCTGCTTTTGCAAACAATTGTCCTGCTTTCTCTCCTTTCAGTAAAGTTTTTTCAAAACGGCGCATTGTGGTTTCAGCCTCGCTTGTTTCGATACCTAAAACCCTCATGGTGTTTCCAACTGCTGCCATATTATTGGCATCCATTTTCAAACCCCGTGCAACTGAACCACCACTACCTTTCATAAACTCTAACAACTGAGCGGCAGCATCACGAGTTGAACCAAATTTATTGGTCAACTCGTTTTGCGCATCCATCAAAGAATCCATTCCATTTTCAGATAATCCGGTAACGGCCTGAATCATTTTGTAAGCTTCGCCCGCTACACCAGGTAATACATCAAATGCTTTAGCTAAGATGACGGTTTTTTCCGCCATTCTATCCAAATCCTTAACGGGTGTTCCTGCTGCTGCCAATGCTGCCATGTTTTCTGCAACATCTTCTGCTTTTTCTCCCATCTTGGAAGAAATTGCCAAAGCTCTTTCGGAAAGTTGGTTGAATTTATCAGTACCCAAAGCAGCACCATCGGCGTATTTCGCCACGCCTGCCATGGCATTTTCAAACTTTACGGCTTTATCCACCAATGAAGTTACCGGTGCTAAAACTTGTTTTCCTATTTCCAGATTGATAAATCCTTTTCTTAGAAAATCTTCACTGTTCAGTTTTTTGAATCCCTGAAGCGTTTTATTGGTAAACTTATCTATAGCAGCACTGGCCTTTTCTGTTCGTGCAGAAAGGACTAATGCCATTGCCATAGTAGAAGATATTGCCATTTATTTTTTTTTGTATATTTGCTATATGAGTGACACGTTATTATTTGCGATTTACTATAGTCTGCAGGGTAAGAAAAAGCCTGCTGCTGATGGTGGTGATGTAAAGTTCAATATCACAGAAAAATTGCATTTTTTAAAGTCTTCTTTAATTTCTCTCATCCTCGCAATAGTCTTTTATTATCTAACTATATTGGCTGAAGATTGGAATTTATGGGTGCACCTTATACTGCATATTCCTTTGGGTCTTTTTGCCATCGCCACTTTGGGATTCTTTTTTGTATTCATTTACTTTCTGTTCGATTAATCTACACTGTTCATTTTGTTGTGAAGATTAACCCCTTCGATGTAGTATTGCATGATACTTTTAGAACTCCATTCTTCCACCTCTAATGGCGACACGCTGTAAAAATGGGCTACAAAGGCGATTTCCTGTAGCCCTACTGTAAATTTAGGTATCCGTACGCCATGAATAGTAACACATAATCATTCTGATAAAGATCATCCAGATAATATTCAGGCGGTTGTTTTTTGTCGTTTATTTTGGTAGCTAAGGCCATTCCTACGGTTTCCATATCCAAGGTATTATCAGCCTGCATTCTTTTTTTTGCTTCAACGAAATCACGTCCTTTCAGCATTCTGATTATGGCTGTATTGCCGTTCGATAGCGTGACCTTTTTCACCTTGGAACCATTTTCATATTCTTTAGTCAATACTCCAACTTCTTGTTGTTCTGCATCTTCAATATAAAATCCTTCTGCATCCGGTGCAGTAGGATATTGAATTGGTATTTCAGTAGTTTCTAAAGTTGCCGTTTCAGCAATTTCAACTGTGTTTTTTTCTTCTGTGTTCATGATAATGGGTTTGTTTGGTTTAAAAGAAAGGGAGGTGGGAGCCTCCCAATCCTAACATTAAAAAAATTAAAAAAAGTGACTGATGAATTAAATTCCTAAATTTCTACGGTAAGTGGCCAGCAGATCTTCTCCATCTACTTTGAAGATGTTGGATTCTACATCTACCTCCGTAATTACCTCACCATTGATTTCCATACGGACGTACGTACAGCCATAATTGGTAGTGAGTTCTACGTTGTCATGTTGTACGAAATTCCCTAATGGAAAATCTTTCGGCTGAATGGTAAGAAAAACTACCGCCGGAGTTTGCCCTACACGCTCACCTCCTTGATACTCTTCCAGATTACCGCGAACCTGCACGCGAACTGCCTTGAAAGGATTTGCCAGTTTTCTAAGGAATTCCGGATAGTAGGAAGTCCACTTCATGGAACCTTCCATTTTATCAATTCCCGCATAATATTCTACGGTTCCGTTCAAACCAAGTGCTTTGTGTTCTGCCTGCTTGTAGGTCAATGTTGGACAATTGAACTCTTCTACACGCCCCAAAAGGCTGCTGCCATCTACATAGATATTGGCATTGGTTAAACGGCCTATTTTTATTTTTTGTGCCATGTTTTATTTATTTAAGGTTTGCCAAATATTCAATGTTAATAAAGCTGTTGAAGGTGATCCGTTCAGCTGGTGTAGGCGGCATGAAATCAATGTAAAAATTGATGTGACCGTTCGCAAGATCTGCAGGTTGGTTGTCATCCGGATTGTATTTGCATACGCCGTCTAATATTGCTCCCCTGCCTTGCAGCGTTCTCAAAAATGCGTTCACGGTTTCCCGTACGCTGTCTATCCATCCTTGTGTGATGGGTTGGTCGATAAATTGGAGACAAGCCAGTTCAACACTTTCATTAATCACATCAGCAGTTCGGCGTACGGATAAGAAATTGTCCGGTGCTGTATTGGTGGGCCATGATGAGCTTCTGTTTCCCCACGTTCTGATACCGGTTCCGAAAGTGTTGAAGACTGTTGTAATTCCTTTTTCATTCAGTAAATTTGCTTCGCTTGAAACATCAGAAAGCCCGGCATCAATATCTCTTTCAACCCCCGTAATTCCTTTGATTTCGTGATTGGAAGATGAAACCCAATACCCTTCTGTATTATCCACAAAAGCACGCACCCCTGCAAGAAATGCAGAATAAGGAAACAGAATAGTTTCGTTCGTTTGCTCATTGTAAGTTTTCAGCATTGGAAAAAGCAATTCAGCTCTTTTGCTGGAGGTGTTGAAATTGATTCCACCATTCACGCCCCGACCTTCAATAGCACCCTGTACAGTGGTTGCATACGGTGCATCCAGATAAGTTATTGCTCTGTATTTTTCCGCTGCTGCAATGAGCTCTACCGCTACTGCATTGTCATCTGAAAAAGTAGGAGCTATAAGGATCTTCGGATTAAAACCAAACAGGTTAAATGATAAATCCAAGCATTTGAGACCGCTCCGGTTTTCGGTAATTGGCTGTATTTGCCCGATAATATCCCCTGCCAAGACTTTGGATTCATCCAGATGCTTGTAGGTGAATTTAAGCGGCGTATCATTTGCAATTGCGCTGCTGATTACGGTAAAGTTTCCGAAAGCATCCAGAAGGTAATCAACACCTTTAGCGAATGCTACCGTTGCGCCGGCTTCATCCTTAATGGTCACTACACCTATGGGAGCTTTTGCAAGTTTCAACATTCCGTCTTTCACGATCTGCACCTCATCTGTGATGGTACTGGTGTGTTTTGCTTCATCAAACACATTGACTACAATCACGGTACCTGCACCTTGTTTAAAGATAGCATCTAAAGATTGTGGAATGGAAAAGCCCGGTATTTTGCCGCCAAATTGCGCTGCATCTTTATCAGAATTCACCAAAATAGGAGTATTAATTGCTCCCATTGGTGCAATACCTATCAAGCCGATAACGGCGGTTTTCACTACCTGTATGGCTCGGGTTCCTGTGTTTAGTTCTATGGTCTCGACACCATGTAAAAAGTTTGCCGCCATTTATTTTTTTTCTTTTTTGGTTATTTTAAGTTCTAAAAGTTTCATTGCTACCAGCGATTTTACTCTGGCATGGTCTTCTGGTAGATTCACCAGTGATCCGGGTGTTAGGATTACGCCGTTTACGCTTGTCTTGATGGTTCCTTTGTAAATATATGTTTGCATTATTGGCTGTTTTTTGGTTGATAAAACACTTCTTCAGTGGTAATCTCATTGTGAAAGTAAACGGCATCCTCTTGTGTTCTAAGTGATCTACAGGAATAGACAATCGAATGTTCCCAGATGTCGTTCTGGTAAAGTTCAAAACTATGCTCTGCCAGTGATAGCATACCACAATCGGAAGGGCGAAAGCCTACAAGTACTTTTTTTGCCAGTTCCGAAATTGCATACACTCCTTTGGAGCCTCGCAGGGTTCTTGATTGTACCGCCACATTGAAAGTTGCAGTACTATGTTGAGAAACTTGTCCTGTACTTTGATTTTTGTCATACTTTTCACTCATGAAAACAACTGTAATAAGACCTTTGACAACCGGTGTTTTGTACTCGTCTATACTGTCAGGCAATACGATGATTTCCGCCATTTCGGAAAGTGCCGGATTGTTCTTTAAACGGTTTACAATTTCTGTTTCTACAATTGCGTAATTCATGACTGGTGCAGTGTTACCTTATATACCTCGCCGTCTTGTGCAATGTTACCGTCTCCGATGATTTTCAAAGCGTAATAGTCTGTACCGCGCACGGTGATGACTACATCTTCTTTAGCTTCTATAGCTTCTTTTATACCTGGCCAGTCTTTAATTTTAAATTCTAAGGTAGGCCTGTCATAATCATAAGAATGTTCAGAAACTTTTTCAGAAACATTTGGCGTATTGAGCAAGACACGGGCTACCGTCCCCCTACATGTAGCGGTGTAGCCCATAGTCGTTGCTATTTGGTCAAATGTCTGTGCTTTGAAGGCATCAAAAACATTATCCACTGTTAGCCTAATTTCACATTTACAGTAGTATCTGCGGATGCTGCCGAATCCCATGCAACCCCAATTAAGGTATTGCCGGAAGCCGTTGCAGTTACGTTACCATCAGTTACGTTCCAGTAGGCTTTTTTACCTTGCGCAATGGCTCCGGTAGCCTTAGGAAGCGTAAATACACCTACGGTTTGTACAGCGTTCAGGTTCACACCATCACCATCTGTTACGGCAATTCCTACCGTGTCTTGCAGGATTACCAAGTCTCCGCCTTTTACTGTATCGGCTAATACTGTATGCAGCATGTCGCCATTTTGTACAAAATTTTTCATTCTGAATTTGATTTTATTTTAAATTACTGACCCGGATTCTTGTACATACCTTGCCATCCCCAAACTGCGGTTGCAAACGCCATGGATCCTTTCACTTCTAACGCATCCGTATCCCAGTTTACACGGCTTTCAGTTCTTAGTCCTGGTTGTCCATTCAGATACGCATACACAATACCGTCAACAGAGATGTTGGCAGGATCTGCAAGAATATACCATGCTTTAGGGTCTTCCAGTTGGTCGGACACTACTACTTTAAGTGTGTTAGCGAAAATGTTTACATCGCTGGTGGCAGATGCCAAAATGGATGTCACCATTTTCTCAGCGGCTGTTTGCAATTCTGGTGGTACCAAAAGAATGTGAGGCCTAAGACCTAACTTGTGACCCGCCGGACTTGTCTGTCTTCTCATGGCTACTCTGGCCGCTGTAAGTGAAGCTTCACTAATGGCAGCTGCTGTTCCGAGGTTTTTGTGATCGGCATGGAATAAAGCTTTTCCGTCCGGTGCTTTTTTATTGCTGATAATATTATCCCACACTAAATCGCTTTGGAATTGTTGCGCTCCGATAGCCATGATTTGAGGAAGTCTGGAGAATACACTCAGATCATCATTGATAATAGCAATATCAGTGATGCTGTATTTTCTTCCGAATTTCTTCAGCTTGATGGTTGCGCTTTCGTCTTGAAGAATTGGTGATTCCTTGTATTCGCCCCCTTCAGGAATTTCATCAAAGGTTACAGTTCCGTCCACTTTGATTCCTGTTTTGGTTCTGAAATCGGTAGCGTTTTCTTGTCTTGCAATGAATTTCCATTCATCTACAGTACCTTCATAGAATCTTCTGAGCGTTCTGTCGAACGTAGCTGTAAGAAGCGTAGGGTAATCAGTAGTAGCCCATGCTCTTTTTACAATTTCCTGCTCGCTCATGAGTGAGAAATTTTCTCCTGCTGTTCTCAATCTGTCTTTTGCCAGATCCAGCAATCTCATGTTTCCGTATTTTTGGGCTTTTTCGTTACCCATAATGTCGATTGATCCGGGATTGGCACGATGCAGAATACCATCGATCATGGCATTTCTTTCTTTCGTTTTTTCATCATCACCCGTTACCTGTACAGTAGGTGCCTTATTTGCTCTTTTGGCTACTTCATCAATGATTTGCGCACGTGCTTCATCAATTGTAGTTCCTTCAGAGATCAGTCTTTCCGAAAATGCAGCATCCAGACCTGCTAATGTGCAGGTGGAAGTAATGTCGGCTACTCTCTGGCGTTCTTGTTCTACGGCCTGCTGACGGATTTCGGCTTCGTTTACCTGTGGCTGTGGAGGTTGTGGTGCCGCTGGTGGTACCCCTGTGTCCGGTGCCGTGTTTGTGTTTTCGTCCATTTTGATATTAACTAAATTAAAATTATTGTCGTTTTCGTTTCTGACACCTGCATTATGATCTGCTGGTATGGCCACAAAAGAAATTTCCATTGGTGTCCACTTTGTGGCCCTGTATTCTGGAAATTCCTTTTCGTTTTCTGTTACGGTATATTCTGCCACTTTATATCCTACAGAGAGATTCCGGATGATGCCCTTTTTCACTTTGGATACAATTTCCTCATCGTCTTTTTCTTCTGAAAGGCGTAAAGTTGCACGCCCTTCTGATTTGGCTTCATCTATCCATGCGTTTTCTACAACGCCAATGATGGAATCCAGAGAGTATGAATTGTGAGAATTTAAAACCGGTGCACCGCTGAGAAGCCGTGTAAGATCCACCGCCTTTTTTGAGATTTCCAGAACTTCAAAGAAATACCTTCCTTCGTTCCAGTCGTAACGTTTAACGGGTGTTTCAGTTGCAAATGCAACCTCTACGGTGTTATCCTCTTCGTTGTAGGAATTTTGCTGAATAGCAGCCCGTAGGTATTGTGGGGTTATTTTTGCCGTTTTCATAACGCAAACTTGCCCAAAGTTTACGATATTCTGCTTGCGTTCTGCTTGCAGGAGGATAAAAAAAATAAGTAACAAAAATGTTTCAAAAAAATTGCAAGAAACAAAAATGTTTCATATTTTTGCAGTGTTATTAATAGAAGTTCTTTTAATTTTTAGAAACCATGAAAGCGAACGAAGCGGTGAGATTACTCACAAAGGACGGGTGGCAATTGCTAAGGCATGGTAAGAAGCACGACATTTACGTGCATCCCACCAAAGAAGGGACAGTAATTCTTCCGAGACATCCGGCAACGGAACTCAGAAAAGGTACCGAACTTTCTATTCTAAAATCTGCAGGGTTGAAATAAACCCTGCTTTTTAAGAACTTCAATAATAATTTTGAAAGCAAAAAATTAAATTTAACATCTATGAAAAACCATGGCAAAAAAGAAAAATTTTAAATTTAAACTTTAAAAAAAGTGTAAAAAAGTCAAAGACAAACCCTCAAAAATCGTTACATTTATGAATGTAAAATTAGTGTTAGAAAAAAGCGGAACTGGTTACAGCGCATATTCTAACGATTTACCCGGACTGGTAACTGCCGGAGAAACCATGGAAGAAGTTAAAGAAAACTTCAAAGAGGTTTTGGAAATGCAGGCAGATTACTTAGAAGAGACAGGTAAAAATAAAGAAGCAGAAGAAATTAGAAATGCTACCGTCAGCTACTTCTTGGATTTAGAAACATTCTTCGATTATTATTCTTTATTTAACAAGAGTGAATTGGCAAAATACTTGGGAATTAATCCAAGTCATCTCAGAAGACTCTCGTCAACTTCTGTAGAATTATCCGAAAAAAAAGCCTTGCAGATTAAGAACGGATTGCATAAATTAGCCGCAGAATTACAGCAATACAATTTCGCTTAACAATTCTAAAAAAAAAAGAACTTACAAATAACACCTAAAGCGCAACATACGTTGTGCTTTTTTTGTTTCAAATTTTAAAACAAAACAGCCCGCAAAATTTGCGGACCGTATTCAATATAAAAGCTACTAAACTTACTTTTTAATCATTTCTTGAATTAGACGCTTAAATTCTCTGTGCATACTTGCTGATGCGCCTTTCGAGACCGCTTCGGAAACCTCGTGCTTTGTCATGAAACCAAAAGGAGAGGCTGTTTTTAACGCTTGAATAGGAAATCTTGGTTTCTTTAGTTCAAATTTACCTCCAATATATGTCCCTCTTCCAAATATTTGTTTTTCTACACCGACATTAACATCATTCGCTGATCTGGTCATAAAAGCGTATGGTAATCTTTCAGTATGTCCCTTCCGAATTTGAAAGCTCACGCCTTTAAGTCCTCTTGTATTGCGGTTCGCTTTTTTCGACTTTCGCTCTAATGCTCTTTTTCCAGTTTCTTTACTTTTGATAGATTTGATGGTAATGACAGTATCTCCATCAGTAAAAGATGGATTAAAACGTGAAAGACTGAGCGGATTTCGGCGAGCAGATATAGTGCCCACCGGTTTGCTTTGAGTAGCTCTTTTTGCTGTTATGGCCTTTCCAACATCCATCTGTTTGATATTGTAATGTGCGGAAACTGCTCTTCTATAAATAGTGTTTGCAGAAGCAATACCTCTATTGATGCTCCATGCGGTTACCTTTTTTAACTGCTTTTCGCTGAGTTGTTTTTTAAGGTGCTGTAATGCTTTAGTTTCGTCCTCAATCCGTATCTGTATCATCTGTCTGTGTTTTTTCCATTTTAGCGGAATCAAAACGAGGGTCGCATTCCGGTTTTAGTTCTTTTTCATCAAACAGATCTTTTGCCAGCTTGAGTTCGGCCAAAACCTCTTCCGGCGCATATCCTAACAACCTGACAGCTTCCTGCCATGACATGAATCCTGCACGTACTTGTGCTAAGTAACCCTTCACTTCTTTTGCAGGATCGATCATCATTCTGCCTGGTGCTGTCCATTCTATTGATATAGGTGTTTTGTCAGATAAATATCCTATAAGAATTCCGGCTTCTCTGAACCATTTCCAAACTTTTGCACAAAGTTTTGGGATGAGAGTAAAGTTCTGCCATGTTTCAATCATCCGTTGATATTCCAACCAACCCATACGACCACTGGAATAATTGACATTAGACAAATCGCCGGTCATAGCTTCATAGCTCATACCGTATCCTGATGCAACGCCCGTCAAAACATTTCGCGAATATTCACCATACCCTTCTGCCGGAGGTGGAGATGCAAAGGTGACTGATTTACCGGGATCAAGATGTTCAATGATTCCAGGCTCTATGTAATCTAAATCGCTTTCGGATGATTCTGTAACCACGTTCATTCCACTCATATCAGCATCATTCTTTGTTATGAAAATAGCAAAGCATGCTGCTATTTTCTGGCGCATCAGCTGCGCATCTGCATAATCATCAAAATCCCTTAGCGACATCATAGAAGGCGTTCCGAAAGGTACGCCGTGCATTTGCCCAGGTTCGTCCTGAAAAAACAAATGGATAACATCTTCATCTTTCCAGAAAGTGGATGGAGAGTAATCAATTTCAGGATCTTTATCATAGATGTGGTACCCTAATCTTTTTCCTTTTTCTGAAAATTCTATTCCACCGGTGATGTAACCGCCTGTTTTGGTTTTGGTGGTATCTTTGGAGGTGTCCAGATATTTGGAAGAAAGCGTTTTCAGCTCGAGCGGAACTGCTCTTTTTGAGTTTGTTTTTATTCTCAAAACCAGCACTTCACCGTGCATTGACAATGTTCTCATTATGAGATTCTGGATTCCGTAGAATGTTTGATTTCCATCAAAATCAACATCGGTACTATGCGCCCATTCTTTCCAGACTTTTTTCAGCTTATCATCCTGAACGGCCGGAACGATCCCTTTTCCGGTGCTATTGTTTGCGATAGAATTGTGCGCCCGAAATGAAAATGGATTATTTCTGTACAAATCCCGGCTTCTGCTTTTGAGGGTTTTGATTTCGGCTAATTGTGCATTTTCGGCATATTCATTTACGTTCCAGCCACGTGTACGGCGGTCTTTTCTGGCACCCTCGTAACTTCGCTGTATGATTTCTATAGCGGTTCTTTTTTGAACTCTTTTGAATCCGGCTTCCGGGCTAAAGAATGATATTGTTTTGTCTAAAAAATTTAGTTTGCTCATTTTTTCCAATTTTTACTGAAGGTGGCTAATTTTCTACTGCCGTTATTAGGTAACAATCCGAGGTTTGCCATCATGATACTTCTGATTCGCAGCATCTCATCCAACGTTCTGTAAGTGACTGTTTTATCTCCATAAGTTACAGTGAGTGTACCCTGTGCGATGGAGTTATTGAGGGCGTTATATTGTTCTAAAGTGAAAGCTGCTGTATCCATTCCTGCTGTTGTTTTAACAAATGTGCTAATTTTAGTTTGATATTCTCATAGTCGCAAGCACTTTGCAAATAGATTCTTTTCCTTACATCTACCGTATTTACGCCCCGTGCTACGTTTTGGCGTGTGGTTCCGGTGATATTGGCAATATCATTATCGGTTAGCTGGCAATCGTGTTTCAGGATATAAAATGTGATATATTTTTGCCGGGAATGTTCAGCTGTTTTTGACGGCTCAAAAAGCTCCTCCCGGGTTTTGTTGTAATAATCGCATGCTGCTGATATGGCAAGCTGGTACTGAGGTACGAGTTTCCAGTTTTCTACATAGATGATGGCTGTTTTTGTTTTCATGCTTTATTATTTATTTATTCCAGTAGTTTGATTTTCTTTTTTTAGGTTCTTTTTTTGTAATTCCGTTTTTCCGGTAAGCTTCCCAAACGGCGGGTGTGAAACTATCCATCCCTACCATGTGAGCGGCTGCACGGGCGTATATTCTGGTGTCTAAGGGTTCGTTTCGGTTAAACTTTTTAACCCACCGTTCTACCAGTTGACCATTTTTGTTTTTTGTTAGAATTAACTCTTCAGCTGTAAGTCCTTTGAAATAGTTTTCATCGTATTGTGGGAAATGGCAGTATCCCGGATCATCTTCACCTACCCGCAACCATCCGTACAATTCTGATTTGAGCATTGACACGCCTACGTGCCAAACTTTGACCCCGTCTATAGATTTGTTTTTTCGGGAGACATTGACGGCTTTTGGAGTTGCAACCACGGTGATCTGATTATCCCGTCCCTTGATAGGTACTACTCTGGATTGCGGATAACGGCCACAAAACGCATACACCTCACTTGACCAGTTTCCACTATCCACGCACATCATCCGGATTGGAAGAACGGTGCCGTTTGGTTTTTCCCAACTTTCTTCCAGAACGGATGCGAGTTTTTGCCACACGGCCGCGTTACCATCTCCGGCCACAAATCCGGTGAGCACTCTGAAATCTATTGAATAGGAAACTTTCCCCTCGCACCATCCTACAATCTCAAGTTCTATCCTATCCTTTTGAATATCCACACCGGCGGTGAGAAATGCCACCTCATCTGTTGGTATTTTGTTGACCGGATAATCTTCACGACGGCTGTATAATGCTTCCCATTCTGGCTTTTCGCCGCTTTCTTCAAATGTCAATCCTAAAGAGGTGTTGTAGAAAGTTTTCATTTTGGGAGTGTCACCTTTTGCCTCCTCATATTCTATTGCAAGATCTTCCCAAGATTTCCAACCCAATGGAGAATACATGGAATTGACATGATAGCCAACTCTTTTTTTGTTTTGATTCTCTATTGCTGCTGGTATCCATGATCCGGCTTCCAACATTTTAGTTTTATACCTTTCCTGAATAGGTTCTAAACAATGTTCACATTGGTAATACACATCGTTGGCTATTTTGGCATTTTTGTTATAGGTGTATTTCAGATTTTCCCATTTCAGGTGTTGCAAGCCTCCACAATGTGGACAAGGAACGTGATAATACCGTTGATCTGTACTTTCAAAAAGCGGTTCTATTACGCTGCTTAATTTTGTAGTAGGAGTTGAGAGTATAAATATTTTCCTGTTCGCAAACGTTGAAGTTCTCTTTTTTGCCAGATCAATTGCGTTTCCTTCACCGTCAAGATCGATCGGGTAAGCATCTACCTCATCAAGCATCAGTCTTTTCACGGGCATGTTTCTGAGGCCTGCAGCTGAATTGGCACCGGCCAACCTGAGCACACCGCCGGGAAATTCTTTTTTTGTGAGTGTGTTACCACTGTCACGGCTTTTGGCAGGTTTTACTTTTTCGGCTAATGATGGCGTACTTTCCAGCATGGGTTGTATTCTGGTCTTGGAAACAAGTTCTACCACGTCTTTTGTGGGTTCTACAAAAAGCATAGGACAAGGCGAAATGTCGATAGTGTAGCCGATCCAGTTCAGGCCTGCTTCTGTCACACCCAATTGTGCTCCCTTCATAACAATAACCTCTTCCGCTTCTGCATATTCTCCAAGATTATCCATTATTTCCCTTAGAAATGGAGTGACAGATGTTCTGAAAGGTCCAGGCATTGCGGAACTTTTAGAATCTAAAAGGCGGTAACGATCAGCCCACTGGCTTACGGAAAGTAACGGTTCTGGTTTTAAGCCATGCAGGAATCCGGCGATGTTCATTCTTTATCGTTTTCGTTGGTTGTTAGTTTTGAAAGAGCTTCATTAATGCTTTCTATGAGTAGTTTGTGTGCTTCTTTCCGGTCGAGGGTGATAATACGGTCTATAATTCGGGATGGAATTGCCTGAAGATTCATTCGGATTTCTTTACCGAAAGCAAACAGTTCTTTATAAACATCTTCTTTGTTTACTAATTCACCGCTTTGGGTTTTGAGTTTTAAAAGCTTCAACTGTCCGTCGATGATTGTGGACTTTCGTTTGGCTTCTGGTTCAGTGTCGTTTGGCATCAGTTGAATATCCATGACCTTCACGCCGCTGTACATTTCCAAATCTTCTTGAGAAATAGATTCTTTTATCCGCTCATTTATTTTTTTAATGGAGACAACATTGCCATATTCTTTGTCAGCTTCTTTGATGATTATCTTTTTTTCGGCGGTGTCAAAACCTTTTACAATTACGCCTGTTTTAATAGCTTTTCTTACCGCTCCTTCAGTGATTCCCCGTAATCTGGCATATCCTCGAATTGATGTTTTTTCCATAGTCTTGCGTACCTTACTGCGTACCTTTAAAAAATTCTGTAACTAACGTTTTTTTGCGCCTCGTAGCGCCGTAGAGCAAACCGCTCCGGAAGTACCTTTTTGATTGAAATTTTAACATTTTATTAACAGTTTGTTAATGATTTTGCGCTTTATTGGTGTTTTTTATTGGGTTATTCACAATATTATAGCGATGTTTTACATTATTGATAAATATTTGTCACTGGATGCCATTAAACTCTGCTTCCAAATCTTTCAGCTCTCTTTGGTATTTTGCTAACTTCTCTTTTGTATTAGTGTACCGAACATCAACTTCATCTGCACCGAAAAGACTTGTCTTTGTAAGTTCGTCTTCATATTCACGTAATGCATTTGATAGTTTTGTTATCATCTTTTTCTTTCCGGCCATCTTATCCTTATAGAATTGTTGCAGTGTCTTGGTGGTTGGTTCGCTTTGACCCTTGGAGAGTATAACATCACATTTGGGATTCTGCACCTTCAGCAATGCAGCTCTATAATCAAAATACCAGTGCCAGCGTGTTAGGTGATGTAAGCTCATTCCGTTCCAGTGTAGTTGATCTATATGTCCGTATGCACGACCTCTATGATCATACACGATGACAGAACACCAATACTCTTTAAGATATTCAAGTTTCATTATTCCAACTCGCTTTACAATTTTGACAAAAACACATTTCAGATTCTCTACTATTAAGCCCAATGCTACATTCTGGACAATATTCTTTTCTTTCAGCCTGAAGGATCGGCTTAGCCTCTTCCCAACATTCGGGGCAATAATATTCACCACCGTCATCCTGAATCATCTTTTCGTAATCTGATTTTCCGGAACACCAGATGCACTCATGCAGGTCAATATCCGGCTCCCAGAAAGAAAGTTTACCCTTTGCCGGGATTGGCCTTTCATACCGAGTGGGATTTGCTAAAATCCAGTTGTAAATTGGTTTAATTGGATGTTCAGCAGGATTTATCGGATAATGCGATTTCTCCGCCCAAATGCTTTCGTGATTAATTACACAATCGATTATGTCAACTTCTCCGATGATGGCAGATAGTTTTTTTACTTCTGTATTTATCAGGCAATCTGATAATAGTAGTGCTTCAATCATTTCATCACTGAAACCAATGTTTCTAAGCGTATTTTTTGAAAAGAAAGTGCACAAAGGGTTTCCAGAAGCATGCACATAGATTCTCCCTCTGAAATTCGTTTTCCATGTCCTATTTTCTATGTCTTTAATGCCCTGGACAATTAACGATGCCCACGGCTGTTTAATGGATAGTGCTTTCATTGCTTTCTAATTTTTTATATTTTTCAATAAACTCTAATTCTATAAATTCCTTCTCAGTACGTTGAAACTTCTTATCTATACTCATCAGGTCTTCATATCGCTTCAGATGATACATCACTGTACTGTGATCTTTACCTATTTCTTTTGCTATTTTGTAGAGCCTTTCACCCTGTTTTCTCTTCTGATAACAATAGATGGTGAGGCCGTCAACAAGTTCCGTGGGCGTTCTTTTAAATCTCCTCCCAGTATTCAACAAACTCATTTTCCGTCATTGATTTTAGATTTTCCTTTTCAAAATAAGCATGTACCAAAGCATCAATGAAGAAGGTTTTTGCATTATGCTTAATCACCTTTGCCGTTCGTGCAAGCTGCGGTTCACTTAGCCTCATTGCGCTTGCTTCAACTGTTTCCGGTTTGAAATGATCCAGAACGTTTTCCACAAACTTTAAATTCACTTTCTGAATGCCACTTTTCTTAATCAGATCGTAGAAAAGCACTGTTCCCAGCACTTTGCCCTCATTCTGAAGCCGTGCATAATCCGTACGGAAAAACTTTTCCCGTTCTGCCTTTTTTTGTTCTGGGGTTAGCTCAGGTTGTACAGGCTCCAGAAACGCCCGTATTTTCGCTTTTCCAGATTCATGCTGCCTGTCTATCGTTTTGTGATAGATGTAGGCAGATTTCACCTCCCCAAGCTTCAGGCGGTCTATTTCCCGAAACATCTGCACCCGCTTTGTGTTTCCGTTCTCATCCGGTTCAGTGATCAATTTGCCATCTGCTGCCAATTCCAGCGCGAGAAGAAATTCATTTGCTGTTAATTCGCATTTCAGTGCAAATCCATACAATTCAGCTTCTGCAAGTTCAATTTCGTGTTGATCGTTAAATTTCGGATTGATGAAATTCAGCACTCTTGCGGTGAAAATCTTAATATCGCTATCGTTCGAGTGCTTCAACGTCGATTGTGATATTTCCGCTCTCGTTATTTCCGGTAGCTTTGCCAGCAAGTCTTTGGGCAAGTATGGTGCGAGCGGATATTTTCCCGTTTTGGCCTGCTGTATTGCCGCTAAATCCGCTGTTTTGATAAGTTGGTTTTCCATTGTTTTGTTTTAGTTTAAAAAATCCCTGATAATTGTTCCGATAGGTTTGCTCCAGTATATCCTTTGCCATTGCCGGATCTTTGTTTGAAAGCTCCAGAAGGTTGTCAACCGCTTTTTGCTCCCACTTTATGCCTGCATAAGGTTTAAATCTCCTGTCTTTCCGGTATTGGCTCCATTCCTCCCAAAGCCGCCGGAACTCATCTGGCATTATCAACTCTTTTTCTTTTTTCGCGGAACTTTTTTCTTTTTCCGGAAGTCTGGTTTTATCTGGAATTTCGTCTGGAACTTTTTTTATTATTTTTTTTTCTTTTGGTTCTTTTTCTAAAAGAATCTCATTACCACTATCACTACCCATATCACTATCTATATCACTATCTATATCGGCATGTTTGGCATGGGTTGGGATGCGGTCGCATGCGGTTGCATTATTTGGAATACTCTCAGATGCGATCGTACTACTTGGTATTGTTTGGGATTCTACTTTTTGCCATCGCTTACGAGCGTTCTCTTTATTTTTTTCCTTGATTTGCTCATATTTCTTCAGGTCTCTCTTTAAAGCCTGTTTCACCGGTTCAAATGCTAATTCTATCAGAAGATCATCTGTTTCCGGATCCTCATCATTCACATACTGTAGAATGTGCATAAATAATTCACCCGCTTTATCTTTAGGTAATTTTTTGACCGAATGAATGAGATCTTTATACAATAGAAATCCGTTTTTATCTTTTGCCATTTCACAATATTTTTATTTCAGTATCAGTTTCCCGTTCATTTCCGAAAGCTCTCTTTTCCCTTCCGTGAGATTCAGATACACGTAATCATACCTGTTTCCCATATTAGTTTCAAAAACAATCTTCTGAACTTTTCCCACGCTGGTTCTCAGCTTCTGAACTCCTTTGTACAGGTAAGCACGATTCTCTATCATCACTTCCTGGTTTAGTTTTAATTCACTTATTTTCATAACGCTTCTTCTAAAAGATCAAATAATGAAGGCATGTTGATTTCCTGTTCCGCTGCTTTCAGATACTGTACACCATCGTAGAAATATTGCGAGTTCAATTCATGGCCAATCCCTTTTCTCTTTTTCAAAACAGCTCTGTAAGGCACGGTGAAAAGTCCTGAAAAAGGATCATAAACCAAATCGCCCGGATTACTCATTTGATCAATTACACGGTCTGCAATATCAAATTGCATTGGACACAAGTGCATCTCTTTTCCTTTGCTCCATTGTGAGCCGTTCAGAGTGAGCATTCTTGTAACATCCGTCCAAACATCATCACTCCAACTTTGTGGCTGCAAAAGCATGAATCCTGATGGTAATTTTCCTTTTAATTCTAAAGTTTCCGCAATGCTAACAATGTGCTCAAAATCCCAAATATTGTTCAAAGAATAGTCTTTAAAAGCCCTGAAGATCTGCTTTGGTTCCAATGCTGCAAGTTCTTCAGGTTTCAGACAACGGTCGCCGGAACTTCTGGTGTATCCTGCAGCATCCAGTTGCCAGCGTGCGCGAGAATAGCCTTCCGGATTTATCCATTTTCCTTTCTTGTTTTCCTTTTTCTCCTTAAATACCGGAATATCCGCATAAGCATTAGTTCGATCGGTTGGCGGCTTTCTGAAGATTAACAAGTATTCCGGCATCCCTACGCCCATCTTAGTTCCGTCTTTACATTGTTCCGTCCAACCAAGGCGGTACGTTTGATTGTTTTCCCTTACTACATCGGTTACAATGGTTTTCATTCCCATATATGCGAAACCGTGCTTCATGTAATGCTGTATAGTATCCAAATGAAAAGGATACACGGTTTGGCAGCCCATTCCGGATAATCCCATTGGCACTATTCTGTCTTTCACATGAATGACGGCCAACCTACCAGGCATTAGTTTTTCGTAGAGTGTAGGAGTAAGGAAATCCATTTGCTGAAAGAATTCCTCATTGCTTTCTGAGTGTCCAAAATCAGCGTAATTCGGAGAGTATTCGTATTGACTACTGAAAGGGATTGATGTAAGGATTAAACCCACAGAATTGTCTTCTAAATCCCTTTTGCTGCCAATAACATTGTCATCGTTTATAGCAGTATAGTTTTGCCCCTTTATTTCAATTTTCTCAACTCCGATCTTTCGGGTTAATACTTGTGCCATCTCTGAATGAGAAAGGCCATATTTTTTAATAATGTCAGTCATTTTTTTAACCATTTTATTGTGATTTTTCCATTTCGTTTCCAGTGATTTTTTAACATTCCTTTCAGCTTCTGTAAAGATTAAATCAACCCGCACAACATTAGCTTGTAAGAATCTTTGAAGCCTGTGAACAGACTGTATAAAATCATTGAACTTATAGCCGATTCCCAAGTAGATAGCCCAACTGCAATGTCTCTGAAAATTACATCCTGATCCAGCAATTACCGGCTTTGCTGCGAGTTCAGGGATTTCCCCGTAAGAGAACTGTTTTATAATTTCTTCACGCTTTTCAAAATCTTGTTTTCCGAAAATGGATTTTACTGAAGGAATAGCTTTTTCAATAGCCAGTCTTTCATCTTCCAAATCATGCCAGATGATTCTGTGCGCATCGGGATTTATGACCCGCAATTCCATCATCTTTTCTATTCGCGCAGAAAGGCTTTCTCTTTTCTCCCGTGCTGATTGCTCCAAGCCTAAAGCGGTATCTTTGAAAAGTTTCATTTGACCATCTTTTTCCACCCCTGCATTTTCATGATTTGTTGGGATTTCGTGCCAATGAAGATCAAGTTCCGGCAATATGTAACCGTGGTCATCATCATCATTCTGAGTGATGTCTGAAGGCTTTGTGACGAATAACGCCCAAGATGAAACCCACAGCCAGAATTCTTCTTCTTTGTGTGCGTGGAGCGTCAAAACATCGGCTTTTGTGGAATCTCTTTTGAAGAACCTGGTTTTTGCCTATGAAACATCCATCACACCCAAGAAATCTGCATACGCCAATAATTCAATGTAATCGTTTGGCGATGGTGTTGCAGTGGCCACGTACCGGTACTTTACGGTATCGGATCCGCGGCGGTGCTGCATAGGTCCCGCATCACCGGTGAAAAGTCTCATAAATTCCCGAAAAGTTTTTGAACCACCCAAACCTCTCAGAATGGAAGCTTCATCCAAACTTGCAGCTTCAAAAAGACGGGGATCCATTTTACCGTCCCGGATTGTTTCGTAATTGGTCAGGTATATTCCGGTTTCACCAGCTTCTTCAATTCGTCTTATAAATTTTGGAAGTTCAGCATCGGACCAGCCAAGAATGTTTTTTGCATCTTCCACAAATTCTTGACGAACGGAAAGCGGGCAAACTATTAATCCACGGCCTTTTCCAACTTTGGAAAGCGTGAGCCTTACGGCTTCCAATTGTGTCACCGTTTTGTGTAGTCCAAAAGAAGCAAAACAAGCGCGGCGGCCACCCTCTACCATCCATTTCACCATCAGTTTATTGTGAGGCTTCAGGCGTGGGTTAATCTCAGATATTTCAACCGGAAAACCCTGCTTTGGTGCGATCTTAATTTTATTTTTCAGAAACGTTTCGTAATTCATAATTCTTAGCTTCTTTTAATGCGTTAGTGTAGTCTTTAGCTTTTAGTTTTATTACTTCTTTAGAATTGTAAAGAATGTATCCGGTTCCTGTATCAGCAGCTAAATAATAGCTACCAAACCAGTGGTTAGGGTTCCCTGTCATGCTGCTTTTCGTTTCTCAAATAATCTGTTAGCAGTAGCTTCGCATATCTTCCGGGCAATAGTCACTTCTACAGCGTTTCCGATAAATTTCTTTTGATCCGCCTGCGTTCCGATCAGAACATAATCTTCCGGGAAACCCATGATTTCTTTCAGCTCCTGAATCTTCAGCATTCTCATTTTGATGTCAATTAGACCATAATGAGCCATGAACTCTTTGATCTTCACAGTCATTTCAGAATCATCTTCATATATCTCGTAGATGATCACATTGCCGTCTATTTTGATGAATGAAGGCATTTCCCCGCCTTGAGTAATTTCAACCAAATACGGCGGAGTTTTGTCCATTCTCGCAATCAAAGTGAAACAAGGCTGATCTATAGAATTTCCCACACGGCTGTACTGTGCATCCATTATGTAGTGCCATTTTACTTTTGCATACTTTGGATTCGTGGTAATGGTACCTAAAACGGTTTCAACCGATGCTGGTTTGCTGTTTCCAAATTGTTGGTCAATGAAGGTTGAACTTATTAATGAAAACCGGTCTCCAGTTGTTACGGTTGGTGAAGGATCTTCTACAGATGATGTAAATCCGTTTCCGTAATATGCAGATAAGAATTTTGCCTGAACCAAAGAATGATGATCAACCGTGGTGATGGTACCAGCCGGATCTTCAATCGAAACATTTTTACTTTCTGGATTTCCTGAAAAATATTTTGAAAGAAAGTTCGCGCTCATTAATCCCAACCTACCCTGACATGAAACCGTGGGACAAGGCTCGTCCACTCCTGGAGGAACATGCACACCTGATTTTGATTTACTATTGTATTTCAGTAGCCACTGTTCTTTTCCACCGGCCACAAACTTTACAAGACCGTGGAAAATTCTGTCTAAAGTTGCTTCAACCAATGGTTTTTTTCTCCCGAAAATAGAAGTACCCTCGTCTTCAAAATCCAAAACCTCTTTTACTGGCCTCCACTTCTCTAAGCTTTCAAATAGTCCGGAAACGGGATTTTTAGCGTGAGTGGGTTCCGGCCATACAATCGGAAATTCAGGATTATTGAATTGTGCGAAAAATCTTTTTCTTGAAGTTAGCGCGCCAAAGTCAGCTGAGTTTAAAATCCGAAAATCATAATCATATCCGAAAGCTTTGATGTGATCTACCCACTTAACAAAAGATTTTCCTTTGTCTTTGCTGATGGGTTTCCCGTTCTCGCAAAGGTCTCCCCAACCCATAAACTCTTCCACGTTCTCGATCTGAACAGAATCCGGATTGAGGGCAATAATATATCGGTCTAAATGTTCCGCCAATGTTCGGGAATCTGCATCCCGCGCAAGGCCTCCTTTTGCTTTGCTGAAATTTGTACACTCAAGAGAAGCCCAAAGAACAAGTTTTGCAAAAGGATACAACCTTTTCATTTTGTCAACATGCAGCACAAGTTCAGAATCATTTGCAACATTTAGAGTTCTGATGTCTTCAGTAAAATGAAGGGTTTCCGGATGGTTTTCGGCGTGTGACGCAATTGCATTGGCATCGTGATTTACACAAGCAATTACCTTTGCGCATTTCTCTCCATTTATCCGGGCTGTTTCAACGCCGGTGGAAGTGCCGCCTGCACCACAAAACAGATCAACATACAGCAGTAAAATAGCTAAATGTGATACCGGGATTAATTTATTTCTCATAAACTTGCATCTGTTTTAAGTGAACTTCTTTCAAAAATTCTTTAGTGTAAATGTTCGCGTGAGCTTTCTCGTGGCAGCTTCTGCATAAGGCTATCAGGTTTTCTATTTTATCCTGCTGGTCTTTGGTTTTGCTCCCGAATTCTGATCTTCTTTTTATATGATGTATTTCCGTAGCCTGATTGTGGCAAACTTCACAGTGATAGAATCCGCTATGGGATGGGAAATAAGCCAGATATATTTTGGTATGTTTTTCCATTACTTCACCAATTCCGGATTTTCGTGAATGTTGCCGATGACATAAAATGAATGAAAACCATATCTTCCAGTTTCCCTGCTGTTTTTATTGTTTTTGAACTTAAACATCGTGTCTGATTCCGAATAAATAACTTCCCAAATAGTATCTTTTAGATATCGGAAATTATAACTGTCTAACGTCAATAAATCCCCTTCGTAAATCTCTTTTCCATTTTTGTCGTGAAGTCCGGTGAATTGACCAACTGATTCAGGGCTAACTTCAAAATTAGTTTCTTCAAAATCTAATTCTTGTGCATGTTCACCATGTTCTGTGTACCAAATAATTCTTGGTTTTAATGCTTGATGCCAATTTATCAAGTTTCCAATCTCCCAGCCTTTACCGTCGGTTCGTAAACCTCTAAATTTTATTGTTCTCATACTTTGATATTTATTCAACCTCGATATACTTTTTGCAGAAATCAAGATCTATAATGGATTCACATGGGATGGTTTTGGCGGAAATGATTGTGGCAATAAATTCAGGCGTTCTATTCTGATCAATGAGCCTTTTGGTTATTGCAGCTTCAATTCGCTGTTTACCCTTTTCTGCATCACTTGTTTTCAGAATGAAAGTTTCAGTAAATTCATTTTCTTCATGCTCTATTTTCAAATCAATTTTGTAAAACTCTTCATGTTCATACTCTTCTTCCTCGTGCTCTTTTTCCGGAAGTAAATAAGCAGAATCATGTTCTTTAATAGCTGAGACACCAAAGCCTGCAGAAGTAATCTGTTCAAGAAAATCGACAGCAATATCAAAGGCCATGTTTACCGATTTAGCATACAGAAAATAGTTTTTCTTTTTGCCACCGATGACAGCCGTAACGATCCAGATAGAATAATCGTAATTCTCGTTAAAAACTCCTTTTCGCTCCTGGTTGGTGACTTCTATTTCTTTTATGTCACCAGCTGATAGATGAAAACTTATTGTTTGCAACGCATTTGGGTCAAGGAAAACACCACGCTCCAGAATGATTTCATTTCTTTCGATGTTTATCACCTCTCCGGTATCTTCATCATGAAAATCCTCATTCCAGGATCTGATAACTCTATTGGCCGTAAACATTCCCTGCATTTCGTCTAAATCAGCAGTTTTAAAAATGTTAGCATCGTGTTTTGTATTTAATTTTTCAGTCATTTTTTTAATTTTTAAGTGAATTGGTACATTTGGTCATCTTGAGTAATTATTGTTGCAAAAGGAAATTTTTCTTTTGGAACCTGTTCAATCATGTCCATCAACGTTTTTGAACCCGTGAAAACAACTTCTTTTTCACCTTTCCTGCTTATTTGCAATGTCAAATATTTCGTTCCCGGCTTTTTCTCTGAATCTTTTATTTTGTAATCGTGAACAATAATTTCACTATTCAAAATTTTATTCATTCTCACCTTTTCGCCTACAAAAGCGGCAAAGGTTGGTTTAATGTTGAGGTCTTTAAAATTGTGCATCTGGTAGTAACTTTTTTAATAAATTTTTAGAGTTGCAGTGCTTTGTCCATCCGATATAAGAAGCTATTGATTCCCGTCTTGGTCTTCGTTTAAGCATTTTGGCAAAACGCTTTTTGATGCTTTTCCGGAGGCGAACGTGAGTGTGATAATGAACATATCCCACAAAGTCAATTCCTCGCTTTTCAACTGGAAAAATCTGCCAGTTTCCTTTCACTTCAAGCTTTAAACAATAGTATAGGTAGTTTTCAATCTGCTCAAATAGCCATCGTAAATACGCTTTATCATGGTGTAAAATCACAATATCATCGGCGTACCTGAAATAATATTTCACTCCGAGTTGCTCCTTGATCCAGTGATCAAAATAGGTCAGGTAAAAATTAGCCAGGTACTGGGATAAATAATTACCGATCGGTAACCCTGGTGCGCTGTCTATAATTTCATCCAGAAGCCAAAGCAGATCGTTATCTTTAAACTTCTTCCTGAGTAAAGATTTCAGTATGTCATGATTAATAGATGGATAAAACTTTTTTATATCAAGCTTCAGACAATAGGTTGTTTGCTCAGTTTTGTTTAATACCTTTCTTAAATTAAATGATGCTTTATGAATCCCTCGACCTTTAATACAACTGTAGGAATCAGCAGTAAAAACCGCCACAAAAACAGGCTCTAAAACATTCATTATTGCATGATGAACAATTCGATCAGGATAATACGGTAAACGGAAAATTTCACGCTCTTTCGGTTCGTAAACTTTGAACACGTTGTATTCGGATGTTTTATAAATTTTGGAAATCAGCATGTCATGAAGCTTCATGATGTTTTGCTCCTGATTACGTTTGTGCAGCACCACGCCATACTGTTTAGATTTTCCTTTTTGTGCCTTTCCATCTGCAGCAATTAAGTTTTCTAAACTTGCGATTTCTTGAAAAATATTTCCTATTCGTTTCATATCCTTTGCTTCTTAAAAAGTCGTTTTCACGATAGTTACCAACGCCTTTAAAAATTTGTTGTTTTTTACCGAGTGGTAAGGTCTGTGATGTAATTTTTTTGCAAAATCGGGAGCTGACATTCGAATTCGTATTCCAGTTATCGTAATCGTTGAACGAAAACCCTGAACCTGAAGAGGAACTACAACCATAACATCACACCACCTTAATTTTTATTCTACTAAGAAATAGTCTTTGTAGAGGTCAATGAATGTTTGTCCCACATACTTTGCTAATTCATAAGATTTGAAGCAAAGGCGGGAGCCGACAGTCGAAGTCGCAAGCCAGCGATCGTAATCGCCGAACGAAAACCCCGAACCCGAAGAGGAACCCTCCAGATCAAACCATGGATAATATTTTCTTTCATCCCAATTATCCCAATTAGGCTTCCAACCTTCATTGATTGCTTCTGCAATAATTACAAGTTTGTAGTGTGCTATAATGGCTTTTTGGTGATTTACTGGAAGCATTGATACTTCCGGAAGTGTTGTTTTGATTCCCAACAATTGACACGCATCTTCAAAACTTTTTACTTTGTCTGTAATATTCATTTTTGTAAATTTTAGATTGTCATAAATTCTTTGTAAATCTCTGTGAATTGCTTTCCAGCGTATTCAGCCAATTCCCTGGATTTGAAGCAAAGGCGGGAGCCGACAGTCGAATTCGAAAGCCAGTTATCGTAATCGTGGAACGAAAACCCCGAACCCGAAGAGGAACCCATTTTGAACCAAGGGAAATATTTGGTTTGGCTTGAATTTGTCCAGTCTGGTTTCCACTCTTCATTCAAAGCGTTTACAATTAATTTTACTTTTCTGTAAGCAACTTCATCCGGTTCAAGGGTTTCATTCCCATCTTCAAAATCATCTTCATCAATTCCAAAATAATTCAGAACATCAGCAAATGTTTTGATTCTTTGTTTAATGTCTTTTGGCGTTTCTTTAAAAGAAACTACACCTGTTTTTGTGTCAAATTCTGCGATCTCAAATCCGCTTGGAATTTCTATTTTTAGTGTTTTCATAATTTTATAAGTAAATTTTATTGTGATATTCTTCTAATTGATTTTCTATTTCTTCCAGGTATGCAAGGTCTTTTGGTTCCGGCAAATACAGGTTCAGAGTTTTTAAAGAGTAAGACCGAAACCGCTCTATTGCTGTTGAGAGTTCTTCAGTGTTCAGGCCCGATGTACTTCTCCAGGCTTCCCGAACTTCACCCGTTTTTTCGTTAATAAATTCAGTTTTGAATATTTCCGGATTTGCCCATTGTTTGAAAATAACCTGCTTCACATAGTCCAGCGTTTCGCCATACTCTAAAGCATACCATCCAAGTATCAAATGCAGATAGTTGTTCTGGCTGTACGTTCTGTTTCTCCTTTTTTCCACAACCTCTATTTTTGCTTTTTTATCGAGTAGATATTTCACCCTGTCAATTGCTTTTTTTCTGCCTTCAGGCTTGGAAGTATCGTAGATCATTTGTGTTATTTTTCTTCCTTTTCTTCGAGGTAGTTTAAAAGTTCGTCGGCTTGATGAACAGCCATTTCCGCTACCCTTTGCGCTGATTGGAAATATCCCGATTCATTGTTTAAGATTGCCTGCATTGCTAATCCTGCGAAATACTCACGTTTGGAAAGACCGATATTAGCATGGTTTATCATTCCCCTATTAGCCGCTTCTGGAGTTGCTAAATTTTCATTTCCACTCTGGGCGGTTACTGAAAATGCAGGGTAAATTGGTTTGTCTCCGTTCTTCATTATCCAAATTTTAAAAGTTCCTGCTTATGTTTCTCAGCCATTTGAAGGCGTTTCTTCAACTTAGCAATGTCATCCTCATTTCGCTTTATTCCCAGTGCTAAAAATTGATGTTCGGGGTTCGTAAACCGATCATCATAGCTGATGAAGTAAGCGAACATCCTTCCGGTTGCAAGTAAATTTCCCTGAATCTGCCAATAGTAATTTGAACAGTGCTTTTTTAAATCTGCCAGACTTTTCAAGTTTTTGATGTAGAAAAGATGAGTTTTGGAATCCGGGCATTTCACCTCAATTAAGCTGTCACCGCCAATCAATCCGTCCGGCGTTCCACCAAAATAACTGCATAACTCAACAAACTTTTGATCTTCACCGGTTGCGGAACAGATAAAACCAGTCTTAGCCTCAAATACGGCCACTGCTTCCAGTTCCTTTTCATTTCCTCTGTCCATGGAATCGCTTTTGAAGTCTTTTTTGCCCTTTCCATCGGTTAGAATGTCAATCACAACCTCTTCTACATAAGTCATAGCACCTTTCGGGAAATCATCCAGTTTATCTTCATAAGTCATTAGCCGGTGGCAGTTGCTGGCAGTGAATTTTCCTTCACGGGATTTCAGCCACGCTTCCTGCTTATTCAGTTCTGTTTCGGAAACAACTGCCTGAGATAAATCAGGCAAGTTGTTTGTAACCATTGCTTCCATTATGCAATGATTAAAGGTTTTACACTCCACCGGTCAGACTGAAATGCGTTGGTCGCATTCTTTTGTTTTCCCATGTACTCAATTTTCAGCGGGGTTCCTGTTGCAATCTTCCCGGCGTGAATGGCATCTTCCAAGGAAGCAACCAAACGCTTTGAACCGTTGCGAACGGTCGCCAAAACGCCGTTTTCTTTTTGTTCCAGAATTACCGCGCATGGAAGCTCAATTGTTTCGCCGGTTTTTTCATCCGTGTACGTTGAATTTTTTATTTCCTGAAAGAAACAGAGTTTGTACTCTCCTGCTTTTTCCGGTGTCCAGTATTCTGATGTAAGATCTGCGGGCAATACTTTTGCAGTTGCGAGATTTGGAAGCTCACCGGCTAAATCAAAAGCGGGTAATGCACTGTTGGTTGTTTGAATTTGTGTGTCCATTTTTTAATGTGTTTGGATTATTTAAAATTTTTAATGACAGAGATAGCATCGGATATTGCATCGTTTATCCGTTCTTTTACGTTTTCAAACTCAGTGGATATTTTCGGGTCTTTCAGTTCAGGTTCCGGGCTGGATGCTTTGATGCTGAGCAAATACATGATGATCTTTTCCATATCCGGTCTTAACGCTTCTTCTCTTTCTGCATCGGCTTTAGCTTTAGCTTCCTTTTCAGCCTTTTCCCGGTCTTCACGTTCTTTTCTTTCGGCTTCAAGCCTTTCAGTTTCTTCTTTGGCTTTTCTGTCAGCTTCAAGTTTTGTCAGGCGGGCCTTTTCAGCTTCTATTTCGTCACGTTGTTTTTTAAGTTCGGCACGTTCAGCAGCAATCTTATCGGCTTCTTCTTGCAAACGCACTTGTTCCAATCTCTGGTTTTCGTCCAACTGAAGCTGCTGAATTTTGAAATGAAGAACACTTTTAACCTGAATCAATTTTTCATTAAAATCCAACTCAAACTCTTCAAATTGGGATAAATCTGTTTTGTAAAGGTTTTCTTCAAAATCCACTTTCAGGGTATCGATCATTTCAAAAGACAGGTTGTGAATCTTCCCGAGAGCAGTGGAAATAATCTGATCAATAGCGTTTTTGATTTTGTTTTTCCGCTCCTCTTCCTGCTTTGCTTTCTCAGCCTTTTCAGCTTCTTTTATTGCTTCATACCGGCGGACTTCATCCTGCTGCTTATCTTCATGTGGTTTGGTGATTGCGATGAGTTCCTGACTTGCCTTAGCTACAGCTTCCCGGAATTTTTTGATTTTGGAAGCAATCAGTTTGTCTTGTTTTTCAATGTCGGTTCTGGCACTTACCAGCGTTGTACGGGCTTTCTTTGCGGCTTCATACGTTGTGGCATCTTCTACCTTTACAAAGGGATTTTCCCGAACGATTTGCAGCTGTTTTTCTTTCAGCCCTTGCAGTTCCGGAAGGTGTGTGGCTTCCAGTTTTTCAATGTCGAATGTTTGTTGTTCAGTCATTTTCTTTAATGGTTTTTTTAATTCAGTTGATAATAATTCTGTCTCAGTTTCCGGTGGCTTTCGAGTTCTGCCCGTGCTGCCATTTCGTTAAATTCTCTCATAGTGCTTTTTGCTTTGCCCATTCTCTCATTGCGATTTCTTTAGCTTGCTTGGAACGTCTTTTTTCAGCGGCATCAGCTCCCACACTTTTGCCGTTTTTCTCTTTGGTAGCGTTTTTTTGTTCCAGATAAGCGTAAATCTGATTGATGGGTATTTGGTCTAATAATTTGAAAGTGGATATTCTCATGGCTCAAAATCTTGTTTTCATGATCATTTCAAATTCGTCACTGGTAGGTTCCGCGCTTTCATCTGCTTCCGCCATTCTATGTAGGCGGCCATTTCTTCTAGATCATGCAGTTCTTTTTCTTCCTGCTGAGGTGTAATTTCGTGACACAAATCTTTCGGTGCGTGAATCTCTGACCAGAACTTTATACCGAGAAACCGGAACTGAAAGACGATCAGTTTGCCATAAAATGGACTGTACACTGTTTTGCGAGTGGTGGTGAATAGTTTCATATTATTTGGATTTTAGTCTAATTTTCCGCTGCTATTTGTCCAGTTGCGCATTGCTGCCTGATGCGTTTCCTCAGCCTTATCAAACTTTTCGGAAACAATCCGTACGGTGTTATCATTTTCGCAGTATTGGAATTTGGCAGGTGCGTAACATCTTTGTATCATTTCTACCCACTTTTGCAGTTGTTCCGGCGTATCACACCGCAAGAATGCACCGCCGCCTTGTTGAAGCTGTTTGCCTTGTGCTTTGCGGAAGGTGATGGGTTGAGTGATTTCTACTGTCATTTTATTTTTTACTTTTGTTAAAAATTGACTTATGATTACTTCTGAATTAAAAGACAGAATACTTAATGATCTTATCAACACAGGAATAAATCTGGAAGTAAACTTGCATGATGCGCCTGCTGATTATCAAATTCCTTTGGAATATCTTTCTGTCATTCTGGATCAGTTTCAAAATCTTAATTTTCTGCATCAGGAAAAGATGTTAGGTGGTCATGTTTATGTTTATCTTACTGCTGATGCGTTTGATTTCATGCACAAGGGAGGTTTCACAGCCAAAGAAGCAATTGAAAAAGCTGCATTGGAAAAGCTATCCCTTGAACTTGAATCTTTGAAGAAAGATTTTCCGGAAAAAACCGAGTTTCTCAGTTCCGTGCTGGCGAACATCGCAACGGTTGCTGGCTTGTTTTTGCCCAGTTAACCAGTTCATAAATCTTCTCAATTCTGAAGTAGGCTCATTTCTGAACAGTTGATTTTTAGAAATCTCTTCACTGTACAGTAATTCGCTGCCTGCATACACTGTGGTTTTTACCGTTGTGTCCGTTGTTTCCTGTGTTATGGTGATAGTAGTTTTCATAGCGTCATATCACATCAATTAATTCCTGAAGTTCATCAGTTTGCTTTTGCAATTCTGCTTTGATGATTTCCAAAGTTTTATCAATATGCTGTTCCGGGATTTTACCGGCATAAATCCAGTTCATTTTAGCAGAATCTACCGTGATATCGAATTTCTTTGAGAGAATCGTTCTCACATTGTTCTTGCGCTCAGAAGTAAGAGCCGCAAACAATTCCCTGATTTTTACTTTTTTATCTTCCATTTTATTTATATTTGTATTAATGATTGTAATATGATACTGCAAATATAAAGAACTTTATATTTATAATACAAATTATATATAAAGATATTTATATTAAAAACTATAAAAACCTGATTATCAAATGGAGAAAATTAACCTCAACGAAAGATTTAAGTTTTTAATATCATATTTAAAAACTAATAAACACATTAAGACCCAGAAGGAATTGGGCTATTCATTAGGATTTGAAACGGAATCTGCTTTTTCTCAGGTAGCAAACGGAAAGGTTCCATTTTCAGAAACTTTATATGGGAAAATAAAATCTTTATATCCCTTTATAAATGAAAATTGGCTAAAGAATGGAGATGGAGAAATGATTTTAAATGAAAATGAAATTTCCGATGATTCAGAGATTCCTAAGCGCAAAACACCGTTTGAAGAGCTTGAAGAAAAATGGGATATGAACAATAATAATCTGATTCCCTTGTATGACGATGTTTCCACTTTTGGCGGCACCGGGCAAGCCGACTTGAATCCAGTATCCCAGCCTACTGAATTTGTTAATGCTGGAAGTTGGTTTGGCAAAACAAAACTAACAGCAGGTTTGCGCCATTATGGTGACAGCATGGTAGAGTATCCAAGCGGATGTATTTTAGCCATAAAAGAAATACACGATTTCAGAAATATTGTTCCCGGACAAAACTATGTCATTGAAACGGATGAGATCAGGATAACCAAAAGAATACAGCTGTCTTCTGACAACACTATTTTCATGGCCTACAGCAGCAATACAGACACCTATCCGGATGGCACCTTAATACATCAACCTTTCCCGATTGAAAAAGAAACAATAAAAAGAATTTCATTAGTTATCGGAAGAATCGTCAAAGAACACACTTCCAATGCAGTAATAACAATTTAAAAAAACCAATACTATGAACCCCGAAAACAAACCACCAAAAAGAACCAGCTTAGGTAAAGTATTCACTTGGATTGCCATATCATTCTTAGCCTTTATTATCCTTTTGATAATGATAATACCAGATACTCCAGAAACAGCAAAGGTTGAGGAAAACACAAAGGCAGAAATTCCAGTGGAGAAAAAGGAAATAAAAAAGGTAGAGAATCAAATTTACTCTATTTCTCCAAGCCCTGATAAGTTTAGAACTGAATTTAACAAGTATGCAGAAGAATTTGGTTTAGATCTTAGGATGCCCAAAATTCAACGGAATAGTGACGGATCTCATATATTCCAAGCTGATTTGACTGATCATCTGTCCTTACTTGGTTCGTTGAACAGAGATGATACTTTATATGATATTTTATTACTATCAACGAATGATGGCAAATATGATAAAATAGCTGATCAACTTCTTGCAATGGGTGGTGTTATAACCGCACAAAATCCAAAATATAATGCAGATGATAGAAAAAGGATTCTTACCAACTTGGGACTATTCAAAAAGGATTTAGATGTGAGCAGCTTAGATGAAGAGTATGTTGAAAATAATATCGCCTATAAACTTTATTTCATCGATAATATTTTGTTTTTATCCATATCACCTGAAAACGGAGAAATAAATAATTAATAACCCCCAAAAACAATACTTATGAAAAACATTTTTTTAATCATGGCTTTCCTGCTGTTTGCCAATGTACCGGCAAACATTACAACGGCAAAAGACCAGCAAACAACCACGCAACAACAAAAGAAAAAAACCAAAAAGAAAGGCACCAAAAAGAAAAGCACGAAAGCCAAACAGCAAGGATGCACCCACAATGGCCGCCAATTGCATATAGGCCCCAGAGGAGGATGTTATTACATTAACGGCAACGGTAATAAAACCTATGTAGACAGAAGCTTTTGCAGCGGCTGTTGATAGATCAATCGGTAATGTTATAATATAACAAAACCGTATAAAACAGAAAAAAAGGGTATGCAAAAATCTTTGTAAACCCGCATGAACACGTTATCAAAAAGTAAATTGAAGATTACGGCTCTGAAGGTTGAGGGTTCGACTCCTTCCGCGTTCACAATTCGAAAACCACCTGATTTGGGTGGTTTTTTCTTTGAGATAAATTTACAGTAAGTTGATGTTTATGATCAATATATGAGTAGAAATAATCATTCATCGATTTCATATTGTAGAAAGCAGAATCACATTAAATCAGATCTCTTCCTTTAAATTTTACAAAACAACGCAGCACACAATAATGCATGGTTTTTTCCGTATATAAAATGGTCAATACCCTGCTTTCTGAAAAATATTTTTTATTTTTGTTGCGGTTATTACCTGAATATGAAGATTAA